GGGCGCCGACGATGAGGAAGGCGTCAGCCGGCAGTCGCGGCGCGGCCTTCCTCGAGCGTTGGCGGCGCCGCGGCGCCCAGCCGCTCGGCCATCACGTCGCAGAACGTAGCGCTGAGATCGACTCCAACCGAGTTCAGATTCATCGATCGCGCGACGGCTAGCGTTGTGCCGCCGCCCGCGAACGGGTCCAGCACAGTTCCGTCCGCGGGGCACCCGGTGCTGAGGCAGCGTCGGACCAACGCCTCGGGGTAGGGAGCGTAGTGCAGGCCTCGTGTGCTGCTGCGCCGCTCAGGTTCGATCTGCCAGACGTCCTCTTCACCCTCGAGGCCGTCGCGGTCAAAGTGGTAGCGGACCCCTTTCGAGAAGAGGAAGAGGTGCTCGTGCTGTCGCCAGGGGCGATCGTGGGCAGTCGGTTCGGGCATCGCGCTCCGCCTGACCCAGATGATTTCAGAGCGCAGTGTCCAGCCGCTATCGGCCAGCGCCAAGGCCACACGCCACGGGATCCCGAGCAGGCTCTTGCGAGGCACTCCCAGCCCAGGGCCGTCGACAGCGCGCAGTTGGCGGCGGGCAAGGTGTCGGGCGGTGTGCTTGCTGTCGCGGCCATGGGGTCGACCCTTGGCGTTGTAGAACGTGTCCCCAAGATTGAGGAACATCACGCCCGTTGGCTTCAGCACATGCGAGACGCCCGCGAACACTGCGAGCAGGTTGTCCACGAACCCCTGCACCGTAGGCTCCATCCCAAGCTGGCCGTCAACGCCGTAGTCCCGTTGCCAATAGTACGGCGGGCTGGTTACGACGCAGTCGATGCTCTCCGCCGGGAGCTGATGCAGGATCTGGCGGGCGTCATCGCAGTAGACCTTCCACGAGGGCGAGTCCTCAGGATGGCTCTGGACGTACGGTATCGGCGGGTTCGAGTCGCTCACTCGGCCTCTCTGTCTGCGCAACGTGAGATGGTTGGATCCGACTGCAGCAGTCTGACTGCGGCACCGGACGGAACGATCGGTCGCCGCTTTGGCTGGACATCAGCGACCCGTCTCGACCTTCCAGACCTTGACAGCGCCCGGCGCGTCCTTGCCGCAGAGCTCGAACGACGGATCACGCTCTAGATCGGGCTCCCAGCCGGCCGGCGGCTCGTCGGGCGGCATGGTGCTGCCGTCATCGAGCGGCACCCAGTGGCCCTCGACCATCTCGCCCCGGTCATCCCACCACCGCTCGCCCGCGCCGTAGTCCCAGATCTCCTGCGGGCTCATCCAGCGGGCGTAGACGGTCTCGCACCGATGGTCCTTGAAGTCGCCACCGTGCTCACCGGCGGTCTGGCTGATCGCCGTGGCCCGCTTGACGTACCGCGAGTCGTAGAGCACGTGTGTCGGATCGTCGTAGTCATAGCCGACCACGCAGCCGCTGAAGCTGGGGATCTCGGCCAATTGGTCTGCCTGCCCGGTCATCCGGTCGCCTCCGTGGTCAAGGGGAACCGTCGGCCGCGTGCGCCGCTGCTCATGGGACCACCAGATACCCGACGCGGCCATGCGGCCCATAGCACCACGCCTCGATCATGTAGTAGCCCCCGCACGGATGCGGCTCCCAACTCTCGACGGCGATGCAGTGGCTTGGCAGGAGGCACTTGAAGTTCATGCGAGCCTGACTTCCTGCCGCCCAATGCCGGTCACCTTGTGCGATGGGTGGTCTAGGGTCCAGCAGCAGGCGTCACGAAACCGCGTGGCGAGATATCCGGACTGCGTCCAGTCGAGGTGCGCGCGGCACGCTTCGGCGAGCGTTTCGTGCGCGTTGCCCTTACGCCACCATCGCACCCAGTTGCAATTGAGACCACCATGACCGACCCAGAGCTTCCCGGAGCTGGAACGGGCGATGATGATGCCGTCGTCCCCGCCGATGTTGAACGCCTCGCCGCGAGGGAGGTCGAAGGCCTTGAGAATGAGGTCCGCGACGAGCTGCGCATCGCGGTCGGACAGCTGCCGGCGGTCGAGCCCCAGCATCTCCAACAGTCGATCTGCCTGTCCGGTCATCCGGTCGCCTCCCCGCTGACGATCCGCAAACCCTCGATCGCGTCCAACGCCAACTCCGGCAGCTCGCAGATATCGCCCGCATCGTCGTGGCCGGTCAGCACCAGGTCGCCGCAGATGTAGTCGTGGATGAAGCTCGGCGACAGCAGCGTCGTCGCCCGAGTGTTGACCGGCAGGCTCTGGATCTTGCCGCGCTCATTACAGAACGCGGCGACGCTCCCGGGCTCGCCAACCCACTCCGGTACCGGTGGGGACTCAAAGTAGCCGCCGACGATCTCCTGGATCACCATCGTGTCCGAGCCAGGATCACCCGACAGGTCGATCTCGCGGATCGGCTCGGCCCTGTCCGCGGGTATCACGAACGCTTTCATCCGCGCCGCCCGTCTAACTCGCGCTCGACGAGCTGCTCATGCCGGTCGTCGGTGCAGCCATGCACCAGGCAGTCAGCATCCGCCTGCAGCACGTCGCCGTGCGCTGAGAGCACGCACGAGCAGTCGCTGACCGTCGGCTCCTCGACCTCCCGTACGATCTCATGCGGACGTACCGCGATCGCGCGCTGCCCGCCGCCGGCGAGCGTCAGGCTGACCCAGCCGTCCTCCGCGACGAACAGCACCGTCCCCTGATACGCGACGCAGCCCATCGGCGGCGGGCGAGCCTCGCGGACACGGTCATCCCTTCTGAACTCAGTCATCAGTCGTCCTTTCGTGGGTTCCCCCGTTCGGGAGGGGCACATGCGTGAGTATAACGGAGGATTCGGACGGACGGCAAGATCCCGTCTAAGGCTACCGCCGCCACCACCCGCGGGACGAGGCCCGCAAGCGCCGCGCAGAGGCCCAGCGTTCCCGCGAAAACCCAGTTCCAAGCGGAGCCGTCACCGAGCGCGTAGACGAGATTCCGGGCGAACAGCAGCACGAAGACGATCGTCTCAGCGAAAACCAAGCGCCGGTCCCGGCGCCGGTCCCGGCGAGCGCGGCGCAACGCGAGATGGACCCCCCGGGCGATCGCCGCGTCATCATTCGCGAGCGCGCCCGGAGCGACCTCCTCCCGCGCCAGCAAGACCGCGACGACGCCCTCCGAGCGCAGGTCAAAGCTCCCGGCGCCCAAGTCATTAGCGACCGTCCCGTCATGCGCGACGCCATCCTGCCCGAAACGGATGTCGCGCCCAACCGGCATCACGCAGACCGCGGAGTCAGCTCGCGCGCCTTGACCCACGCGGCAACCTCCATCCCGCACGCCGCCTTACCGAAGTAGTAGCGCGGGAACCATCCGCAAAATCGACGGTCAGGACACGCGGATCGGTCTGGTCGACCTTGACGATGAACCGGCCCCGGTCGCAGTAGGGCGGCCGGATCTCGATCGACACGCGGCACTGCTCGAACAGCAGGTCCACGTAGGTGCCGTGATCCTCCATGCTGACGTCCGGGAGCAGTGCCCGAACGCCGGTCCTGACGAACGCGAGTTCTGTCGCAGCGCTCATCGACCGCTGCGTCAGCTAGTCGCGGTCGTCGGACTCGCGAACTCCGAAAGCACCTGCGGCGTCGCCGTATCGAACCCGACGACGTCGAGCATCCCCGGATCCCGCGGATCGGCGATCGAGAACCCATTGCTGACCAGCACCCGTCAGTCTAGCTAGGTTCCCCGTCCCTGTCGACCGCGTCCGCACGGATCATGCCCGCCCCGCCGCACGAGTAGCCAGCACCATCCTCCCACGGCACCCACGGATGATTCTCACACACCAGTCCGCCGCCCTCGGCGATCCGCTCCTGGATGTCGTTGCTCGCGCCCGGGTACGCCTCGCAGATCACATCCGCCCGGTTGACGTTCCTGCCTATTTGCGTCATCACACGTCCCTCAGTCGTTGCGGGTTGTGCGGGAAGAACGCCTTCATGATCTGGACCGGCGTGTAGGGCAGCTCGTCGCGGTGCTCAGCACACCAGTGCAGGACCTGCCGGTTCGTTGTTCCGTCAAGGGGGGCGCCGTGCTCCTCAAGGATCGCGATGAGCGTCGATCTCATTCGATGCGATGTCCGCCGCCTTGAGATGGATGTCAACGCGGCGCAGCCACTCGGCGAAGTCGGCCCACGGGATGTCCTCGTGATTGGACGTGGTCTGGGTCCTAAGCATCGGAGCCATCCGGGTTGCGGGAGCGAATGGCCTTCAAGTTGCTGATCACGGCCAGATCCCCTCATAGGTATCAACGATGCGTTGGGCAATCTGCTTGACGGGCGTGCAGCGACCGTCAACCTCCCACGCCTCCAGCACCTGCGTAGCGCGGCGCACGGGCTCGTCATCTGCGTCAGCGTCGAACCAATGAGCGACGACTTCACGCGTCGCTTGGTTGCCGCCCTTCAGTGGGTAGTACGTGCATGGCCAAGAACAGGAGAGCCATCCCGCAATGCCTGTAAGCAATTCGCTGCGGGTCCGAAGCGACGAGCTTTCGCTATTGCCTGAATGCGTCATCGCCCCTCCACCAGGGCGCGCATCGCTGCCCGTCCCTCGGGTGACCTCGCCCACTGGTCGCTCTCCTCTTTCGTCGCGTCGAACTCACCGGCGATGACGCGCTCGGCGAGCGCCATAGCTGTCGGGAGCATCAGGCTGCGCAGTTCATGGACGAGGAGATGCTCGGGCATCGCGTGCGGCGACTTGAAGTCATGGAACTCGTCTCAACGGGCGCGGACCGCGAGATCGCGGAAGCCCACCGCGTTCAACTCCTTCGCCAGTCGCTCGCTGCTCGGCTGGGGGCTATAGGAATGACTCATGAGCGCCTGCTCTCCGGCAGACTGAGGCGCCATCCGGCCTCAAGAACCGATCGTGCGGCCGCGCAGAGACACTCGTTGCCGTTCGCATGGTGCTCGAGCGCGTACTCGATCGCGTCACGCGCCGTCTTCAGCCGATCGCTGTCACTTTGCTCGGGACGCGACTGCTCGGTCATCAGGCTTCCTCTCCACGCTTGGGGGCTCCATCGGAGGTAGCTCCGACCGGAGGGATCGGCGGGTGGACGCGTCGAAGGCTCAGGATCTCCGGGTCAAGCAGGTTGCGGTCAGGCCACTTCCGGGCCACACCGAACGCACCCTCAGGATCATGCTCGGCCTGCTGCTCGGCCACGTCGAACGTCCGCCTGTCGAGGATGGTCCCGGGCCACGCAGCCGAGTAGTCAACCCACGCCACGACCTCCCACCGCTCGGTCATGGCAGCTTCCGGACTCCGGTGATCTTGAATCTCCCGGTCACACCGACGACCGGGAGCTCGTCAAGTTGCTGCTGGACGAGCTTCTGCGCAGCCTCGGGTGACTCCCCGTCCTCGACGTAGATCTCGGTCCCCCAATAACGATCGACGACCATGATCGTGACGCCGTAGTTGCGTTGCTCGGTCATGGGTTCACGCTCTCCCACCACACACCAACGCGCTCGGCCCCGTCGAACACCTCGACGACCCGGAACGGTCGAGACAGAAGAAACACGACCGCCTCCCGCACCGAACGCTGAACCGTCACGCCCCGCACATGCAAGCCGCCGGCATACCAGGCGTCATAGCCGAACCGGCGTCTCACGACCGCTCGAAGTGAGCGACGATCGCGTCCAAGTCCTCGCCCGACAGGACGTCGACATGCTCGGTGCCGTCCAGCCCCAACGGGGCGAGGATCTTCGCCGCGCGCAACGGCCCGACCTCCCGGACCGCCATCAACAACTCCGCGACCTCCATCCGGCCGACGACACGCACCCCGCCGATCTCATCCGCGTCCGCGCCACGCGCCCCCTGGCGCAGCGCATCCCCCACCGCCATGTTCCCGGAGTGGATGCTCGCCTTGACCGCCGCGCGCGCCTCACGGGCCTGCAGGGCGTGCTCAAGGCCACGCTGCGTCTCCTCCTCGGTCAACTCATGCCGGTCGGTCATGTCAGTCCTCCTCATCGTCCTGGGCCCTAGCGGGCCGGTTCGGGAATACCGGCGGCATCGCGACCGTCGGCTGCAACACCTCCGTCAACTGGTCCTGGGTGTTCGGCGCATCCTCCTCGTTCCGGGTCCTCGTCGCCGGCACGCTGGTGGCTTGGATCGAGCCCTCGTAGACAAACCGGGGGACCTGCCCATGCTCCCGATCCACCATCGCGTTGAAGTCGTCCAGCGGCCTCAGCCAATAGCCGATGTCAGAGAAGCTGAGCAAGGAACCCGGTGTGAGAGGCCGATAGACGACGTGGATCTCGCCCTGCAACGTCGGGCCGGGACTCAGGTCGAGCTTGACCAGCGTGTGCTCAACGATGCCCAAGCCGAGAACCTCATACTCGCCGCCCTTGTAATGCCGGTAACGACCGGGGCCCTGATAGGCCATCTCTATCCTTCCGAATCCGGGTAGCGGCGAGTATAACGCGGCGCGAAACCCACGTCCCCGGAACGACCAAGACCCGCCGAAACGGGCCTTGGCGCGACCGGATCTCTCTCGCCCTTCGCAGTTTACAGGCCCTCGGGGCTGCGAGGAGTCGTCTTGCGGACAAGCTCGTCCAGGTTCGCCTGGGAGAATCTGCGCTGCCCACCGGGCGTCCGATACGACCGCAGGTAGCCCATGTCAGACCACCGCCGGACCGTCCCCAAAGACACGCCAAGCTGCTGGGCCGCCTGGCCGACGGTCAAGCCGAACGGCGGGTCGACGCGGTGAGTGGTCCGGCTGCCGCTCGCTCCGCTGGAAGGACTCAAGACGATCAGAGTTCCTTCTCGCCGTGGACGGCCACCTTCGCCACGGCCTCGTTGATCTGCACCCGTAGGCGACCGAAGGGCGCGGCGGCGGACGCCAGCATGTCGGCGGCCTCCTTGAGATTCGCGACCGTGGCGGGATCACTAAGCGCTCGCCGCATGTCCCTGAGATGCCGATCGAGCAACTCCAAGTCGTGCCGATCGACCAATGTCAGCCCGATCGGCGGCCGAAGTCTCGCCGCCGCGTTCTCCACGCTGGCTCTATCGTCGAGGTTCGCTTGCTGATGGCGATCCATTCCACCCTCGCAGGTGCGACCGAGCCCAATCCACACCACGTCGCACGGACTCGCCTCGTTCGCTCCATGCTCGTCAGCGATGCACGAGTGGACGTGGACATCCTGCGGCCCGTAAGGACCGAAGCACCACGACATCCCGTGCGGGGCATGTGTCATGCGCATCGAAGGGGGGTCCTGCGCATCAGAACCCTCCAACTGCGCTAGCTCTCGCTGGCCGCGCTCCGTCAAAACGGGCGTAGGCCCAATGCCCGTCCGTCCGGGCGGATATTCATCGATCAGTCCGCGCTTCACAAGCAGGACACGGGTGCGGCTGTGAGGAGCGCGCTCACCGTCGATTCCCCAGCGGTACACGTCCTTACGAAGCTGCATCCGTCCCTCCCTCACAGCTCGAAGGATGCGGATCACCTCATCGCGATCCAGATCAACCTTGGCTGGCATTCAGTGCCCTCCTTCGCAAGCGCCCGACCAGGGACCCGACATAGACCTTTCCCGCGATGTGGTCGAAGATGATCGCCTCGCCGGGTTTGGGCATCGGCAGCGGCTTCTCAGCCATCCCAGTCCCTCCTCGTCCGGATGCAAGTCGCAGTTCGGGCACTCCGAACGATCCTCATACGCCGGATCGATCCGCGTCGCCTTATGAGCGCCGGGATCCCACATCGTTCCGCACCGCCGGCACGTCACGCAACGATCCTGGGCTTGGCGCGTCTAACTCACCCAGCGCTGCCTGGACAGCCTCGCGCAGCCGCTCAAGCTCGCACAGCGGACAGAACGCATCCTCCATGTAGCCGACCAGATGACACTCATGGATGCTGCACTCAGCACTCACGCGACCCGCTCCAAAGCCAGCAGCTCGTCCATCCGCGCAACGGCCTCGTCCCGCGAGATGTCCTCGTCGAGGTAGGCGAACGCGTACCAGCCGGCGGCGTGCGGCTTGAACCAGTCAGAGTGCGCCCACGGCCATACGCGCTCCATCTGCACGCGTCCCTGGATCTGCAGGTGGCAGCGTTGGCAGAGCGCAGCGAGGTTCCACCAGCGCAGGTCGGCCTTGACGCCGTTGAGGTGGTGGACCGTCAGGATGCGGTACTCGGCCTCCACCTCAAGCCACCGGCTGCCCGCGTGAAGCCACTGGCCGACCTCTGAAGGCGGTGTCGTCTCGGTCCACCCGCTGCGCTCATCGAGGCCGTTCCGGCACCGGCACGGCCCTTCGTGGAGGCAGTCGAGATCGCACGGCGACCAGCGACCCAATCCGGCGCGGACGCGGAACGGGTGGTGGCACCGCTCACAGCGATGGCCCGCCAACGCGCGGACGACATCCTTCACACCGCCCGGCAGAACCATGTCCGCCAGGTCCAGCAGCGGGTGGTCGATAGGTAGGTGATGCCACGCGAACGGGTAGCCGTCGGCGCCGCACTCGTTCGGCTCGTAAATCCGCAGAGCCTCCAGACCCGTCATCCCAACTCCCCGGTAAAGCCCGGATGCTTCGCCGCCATATGCCGACGCAACTGCACGAACGACCGCTTACAGCACGGGCACACCGCAGCGGCCGCACGCTTACGCGCTTTCGTTGCGGTCCCCTTGTACGCCCGCGCTGACGCCTGGGCCTGGTCACGCTCAGCCGCCAGCCGCGCGGCCCGCGAGCGCTCCGCGTCGAGCCGTCGCTTCAGCCGGTCGGACTCGCCCTCGCCGGCGATGACGTGGGTGTGTCCCAGCGGGCAGTAGATGCTGGTGTGCTTCCACCCGTTGGCGTGGTCTCGTTGCTGCTTAGCTCGAAGCTCGCTCGGGACCGCGTGGTACACCCCGCACCAGCAGACGACCGTAACGAGCTGGCCGCTGTAGTTGATGGTCTGACTCGACATCAAATCTCCTCGTCCGCGTTGACGATGTTGAAGGCAAGCGCTGGGACCGCCTCAGACGACGCCCGGAACGACACGTCATCCTGCTCAACTAAGCCGAGCCAGATCAACGCCCGAAACGTCTCCGGCGGCCGCAGGTCATTCGCTGACACCCAGCCATCGCGGCGGACAAGTTCCTCCAGCCAAGCGATCCCCTCAGCGCTCAACCGCATCTCCGAAGTCATCCGATCCCCAATTCTCGCTCAAGCTCGGCGACCCGACGCTCCCTATCGCGAAGCTCCCGCTCCCGGCGCTCGCGCTTCTGCGCCCTGGACTCGCCGGCAATCACACGAGCAACGCTATCCGCTGGCCTCTGCCAGAACGACATTCGGGCGATGACGAAGAACGGCCCTAGCCAGACGAGCGTCAGCGAGATCAGCAACAGCGCCGCGAGGTCGCCGGTCGTGATCTCCTCCTGCTCATATTCAATCTCCGCGCGGCAGACCGCCCTCCATGACGCGAGAAAGACGAGTACGCCCGCACCGAGCCCAAGCCACGCGACCCAGCTCATCCAGATCTCCGTCGACTCATCGCCCGAGTATAACGCAGCGTCAACCCGCCGGGGGTTTCCCTTATGCGTCCGCCGGAGCCTGGACAGCCTCCGGGCCCGCAGCGATCGCCAACGCCGCAGCCGACCCGAACTCAGCCAGCTCCCGCCGACGAGTCTCCGGATCAAGCACCCGATCGGTCGTCGTCGTGACTCTCGCCTCGATCTCCTCCCGACGACGCCAGCGAGCCGGGAACCGACGCTCCAAGATCGTCATATACGCCTGCCAGCCCGGCTTCCCCTGACGACAGTTCAGCAGCAGAGCCGTCTCAGCTTCACCCTCGGCGCCTTTATAAGCGTCCCGGAACCACACGAACAAAGCCATCTCATCGTCAAGCGATTCGAGTTCTTCCTCGGTCGCCTGATCCCATTCCTCGGCCTTCGCGGCCCACTCATACAGCCGGGCTTTGCTGACCCCGCGGGTTTGGGCTGCGATCTCGACGTAGACGCCCTGGCGAATAAGAGCGATGATGCTGTCCGCCAGCTCGTAGGTCAGTTTCGTGGGGCGGCCCGGCCGGCGTCTCGGTCCGTAGGGGCTCGGCGCCTCGCGTGTCCTGCGGGGCTTAGCGATCGTTGCGTTGGCCGGCACCCTCTTCGCCCTCCTCTTATCCGCTCACGCCCTCCCGGGCGCCTCCAGGAGGATTGTATGGCCCGGTCCGCTGACGCGCGCGCAGAAGTCCGCCCACTCATCCGCTCGGAACGTCAACTCGCCGCAGTTCGCTCGGTGCTGCTCGTCCGGTCCGGCGAAGACAGCGACATGCACATGGATCCCGACGCGCTTAGGACGGTAGGCGAAGCTGGTTGAGCTCACGCGAGCGCTCCGGTCAGGATGTCGAGTTGCGCGAGCACCCCGTCATCCGGCGTCCAGAGTCCGAGTTTGCCCTTGCGAGCGATCGGCTCGTCAAGCGTTACGGGGTTCGCGAGCACCCACTGGTACTCCTCCGGGCAACTCCACGGGCTCGGATAGTTGCGGACGCAGTCAATGATGTCAACGATCGCAATGATCGCGCTCTGCGGCGTGTCGAGCAGGCTGTCCGAGTGGATGTCGAGGATCTCGGCTGCCTTCCGCGCGCCGGGCTTGTCGTAGGCGGCGCCGGCGTGGATCAGAAGAGGGCCGCGATAGCTGGTCTTCCAAGAGCGGTTCTCGACGTCCTTCAGTCCCGTGGCGATTAGGCTTGCCCACGGTTGCTTGATGGTCAGGGTCTTCACGGTCTGCCTTTCGTAGATGGGCGTGGTTCGGGTCACGCCGTACGCCTGAGTATAACGGAGCGTCGGTGCCCGTCAAGCAGCCCGAAGCTGTCGGGCCTGCTCCAAGCTAAGCGCAGGCCCGACGTACTGGAATCCCGCAGTGCGACGCTTCGTTGCATGCGTGTAGTTCTTAGTGCTCCCACGGCTCTCGGCGGCAGAGCGTGCGGGCTTACGCGTCAGCGCCCACACCGTCGAACGGTTCAGGGCGGAGATCACCGCCGGGTGAGTCGAAACGACGATCGGCTTCTCGCCCAGCGCCTTCCACATCGCCGCGGTCTGGGTGTTCAGTGCGTGTCCGATCCCAACGCCCTGGAAGTCCGGCAGGCACACTGAGCGCGAGAGTCGGCGCATCGGGTTGCGGTTCGGTTGCGGCAGCCAGCCCGCGAACGCCACCGGACGGTCCCGCCAGTACGCGGCGAAGCACACGGCGCCCCGGTGGATGTCGTGATCTAGATAGTGATGCGGAGCGAAGATCTCCCAGAGGCGACGCTCGCAGCGCGAGATGTCAAGCTCGATCCCCGGTCGTTGAAGACACCCCCAGGAGAACTCGTTGACGTCCGGCCGGTACACCCAGTCCGGGGTCAGCCACGCCTCCACATCCTCGTGGCACGTCACGGCGATGAGCTTCTGCCCCCGCCGGCGCACGGTCTTGGCGATCGCCGCCGAGCCGATCTGAGCGACCGTCCGGTCCACCACGCTCGTGAACTCATCCACCACCGCCAGGTCGTGCTTCTCCGCCAACGTCCGGGCCATCGTCGCCCGGAACTGCTCCCCGTTTGAAAGCGCCTGGTACGGCCTCAGCCATGCCGGCGGGCTTGAGAACCCCACCGATGAGAGCAGCTCGGTGATCTCCTTCATCGCCAGCGCCTCCGGGAAGCCCTCCACCACCGAGCGATCCTTCGGCCACCGGTAGGTCGTCGCGATCTCCTTCGGCCAGCACTCCCGGGCGATCGTCGACTTGCCCGAACCCGACGGCCCGACGATCAGCCCGATCGACCAGTCCTGCTCATCCAACGGCAACTCGGCCTCCCAACTGAGGGTCGAGGTCCGCTGCACCGGAAGGTCGAACAGGCCGCGGAGTTGCATGACGCGCGCCGTCTCCCGGATCGGCGTCTGGACCGTCACAGCAACGCTCGGCACCGAAACCCCTCCCCTGTGAGGCGCTCAAGCATCTCGCGCTGCTGGGCCTCGTTCTCGACCGAGACGATGATCTCAAACGAGTCGGGGATCAACACCGGATCCGGAGACGGCTCAGTCGCCTTGTCAAGCAGCCGTTGCAACTCGTCCTCCTCATACCCGGTGCCGGTGTAGTCACCCTCAAGCTCTGTCAGCAGCTCGCGCAGCAGACCCTCGTCATAGTGCGCCGCATCCGCGGTCCGGTTATCCACAAGGACGATCCGCCGGGCCTCATCATCAGAACAGTCGATCAGGTGCGCCAGAGCCTTGCGCCACCCCAGCTCGCGCATCGCGATCGTCGAGTGGTTCCCCGCCAGCACCATCATGTCGGCCTGGCGCACGACGATCGCTCGGAACTGCCCGTGATCCTGCAGGCTCCCCTTGATCCGCTCCACGTCACCCCGACGCGGGTTGCGCTCATACAGCGTGAGCTTCGCCAGTTCGACCTGGCGTGTGCTGTTGACCTTCATCTAGACGCCCTTGATCGCCACACCTGCCACCCTAAAGCAAGGGGCGTGGACGCCGCCGGCCCGAGGCCCCGATGGCCGGCCCGACGACGCCACGCCCCGTACTGCTCCCCTCAGCGGCTAGCCGCCGAAGTCATGTCAGGTCAGCCGGTGATCTGCACCGGGTAGATCGCGACCGCCTGCTCGCCGTCCGCGCAAACCGTCGCGGTCACAGTCGCGTTGGGATCAGCGTGCAACGCCACGAACTGGAACCCGTCGCTCTTGGCGCTGTGCGCCAGATCCGTGTAGGTGCAGCTCTCGGCCGGATAGCCGAGCCCCGAAGTCTCATCGACGCAGGCCGCGCTCGAATCCGAATTGCCGACGTATGAGAAGTCATACGGGTTGTAGGTCAGCGTGATCGAACCATCGCTCGACTCGCCGTTGGGCTGCAGCACCGTGACCGTCAGCGTGTTGGTCGACCCGGCCGTCAGATCGGTGACGGGCGCGTTGGCCGTGCCGTCCCATCCCCATCCGCCGCCGCCGGCTGAACCGTCCTGGCCGGGCGCCGCGTCGATGCACAGGTCCGGCGTGCAGGACTGGATGCTCTCACCGGTCGCTGACGCCGGCGCGCCCTGCGGTCCTGTCGCGCCGGTCGCGCCGGTTGCTCCCCTGGCCCCCGTAGCGCCCTTTGCGCCCTGGGGCCCGGCAGGACCCGTGATAGCTGTCGCCTTCGCCTTGAGCTGCTGCTGGACGCCCTGGGAGAGCTTGGCCTGGGAGACCGCGCCCTTGTGGATCTTCTGCGACGTCACAGCGCCGTTCTTGATCTGCGACGTACCGATGTGCAGGACGCCAGCAGCGCTTGCGGCGCCGACGCCCGATACGGACAGCGCGAGCGCTGCCGCTGAAAGTCCTACCGCAGCCGATGGCCGCTTGATACCGAACCTCATAACGCCTCCATCTGGTTGACTTTGTGCCCCCAGCCCATCTAGCCCCGCGAGTATAACGCGGGAACGTATCTCGTGTCCCATTGTTCGCGGTCGGTGCCCGTGACCCGCAGGAAGGCGCGTCGCACGCCCGGCGGGTAGGTGGCGTGTGGCCAGCCCGTCGCATCGGCGAACTGCGCGGACGCGACCTCCAGCACGACGCCGTCGGGCAGGCACTTCTCGACCCTGCCGAGCACATCCGTGCGCGGGCAGTACCAGAGATCGCCGGGCATCGCAGTCGCGGCACGCCAGCGAGCAAGATCGCGAAGCATCATCTGCCGGGGATGCAGGATGATCCACGCGAGCCGCTGCCGACGCGACAGGGCGCTCAGCAGAACGCCTTCCGGCACGTCCTGCATGACGCGCTGCGCCCAGTGTCCGAGGTGGCGCATCACGCCGATCGACGCTCCTCGCACTCCTCCAAACGCGGAGAGGCCGTCAGCTTGACCGCCGCCGCCCGCAGATGCCCGTCGACAACCTCTACGCAGAACGCGCCGAACTCCCCGCGATACCCCACCGCCATGCTCACGATCACATACAGGATCCCCGGCTCGGCGTGCGCGATGTCCGAGTCGCTTGGCCGCGGGCCCGAACGCACATGGGAGTGATAGACCGCGAGACGGTCATGGCCAGCGTCCTCAATGTCAGCGTAGACCTGCTGTTGCTCGGCGGCGTCGACGAGGAACGTCGCGGCGTGATGCGCGACGTTCGTCAGCCGCCACGTCCGGGCTGGCTCCTGGTTGCCGCTGAGCAGTCCGACGCACTCCTCCGGCCAGCACTCCATTGCGTGCCGGAGGATCTCGCGTCGAGCGCTGTACGGCAGGAAGAACTCCGTCAAAGCCCGGCCTCATTCACGGCGTTGATCACATCTCGTACAGCCCCTCCGTAAATGTACCCTTCGTGACGCTCATAGTCCCGACACGCGACCGCCTCCTTGATGATCGGATCGGCGAGCATGGCATCACGAAGAACGCTGCGCGCTATCTCAAAGTCGGCATATGCCACTCGGCGGACTAAGCTCACACTCTCGTCGGTTGGCCACTCCACGCGTGGTGTTTCTGCGGCGTCCAGCATTTCACGCGCCAGATCAGTGACGTGTTGACGCGTGAGATCTTGGTCTGCGATGTGCCGCTGTAGCACCGCAGCCGCATCCTCGATGCGCTGCTCCTGGGTCTTCTCGCTCGGCATCAGTTCAATCCCATGATGAGGGAGTCCAAGCCGAACGCCGTCGGGCGGCCATCCTCGTCGTCGTCGCTTATCGCGAGCGTCTGCTGAGCCTGCTCGCGCGCCTGGGCGGCATACGCCTCCGGGATCGTGGTGGAGATGACAACCTCCATCAACTCGCCGATCTCCTCGCGCGTCATCTTCACGCCGAACGCGAAGCTCACGTACGGCATCGCCGGGTGAGTCTGGATATCCGCGATGAACGCCGTCTTGACATCGCCGGCAGCGTCGACGATGAGGTCCAGGTCGGGTCCTGTCTTGGTCGAAATGGTCTTGAGGTTCATGGGTGAGTCCTGTTCTGTTCGGGGCCGGCCTGACTGCCGGAGGCCAGCGCCGCGGGACCTTTCCGCGGACGCTCGCCTCCGTCGATGTCAACCCGCACTCGCAGCCTCCCTGACCCGATCCACCATGTTGATCGCGTCCTTCTTCGTCATTCCGATGATGATCTCCATTTGGGGCGCAGCTCCCTAAGTTGGCGTTAGGTATCCCGGCCTGACTGCCCGGACCGCAGCGCCCGAGCCAAAGCCCGGGCGCTCCCGTCCGTCGATGTTCAGCCAAGCACCGTCGCGAGCGTCTCGACCGTCGAGGCGTCGAGCTTCTCAAAGCCCCCCTGCACCGCCTTGAGCTGGTTGCGCTCGACGCGCTCCGAACCCCGGACGCTGAACACATGGTGGTCGGCCGTGTTGACCGCCTGCACGACACCCCACGCCGTGTTCCTCCACGGAGCGACCCGGTTGTCGTTGTCCCAGAGGTTCTGGAGCGCGGCCTGCTTATTGGTCGCTCTCCCGATCGCAGCCTTCCGCGTCTTATCCGCCGGGACCGGCGCCAACTCGGCGAGGAACTCCGCCCACTGCGCGTCAGTGACGGTCGTGTTCGTCAACTCCTCGACCTCGGCCGTGAAGTCCTCGGCGATCGTATAGACGATCGCCAGCGCCTCACGCGCGTCGGCGAGCTTCGCCTGCGAATACTTCGTGTGACGGACCTTGAACACCTGGCCCTGCTCGCCGAGGCCCGCGGCCATCGTGTTGTCGCACACCACGTTCTGGACGCAGCGCTTATAGGTCGTGGACAGCGACCCGTCAAACGCGGTCGCCGCCAGCAGGTAGGGACGAAACTCCACGCCGCTCGGCGTCGTGATGCTGTCCGGCACCTCGATCTGCACCCACGCGATCCGGCCGTTGCGCAGCAGGCCCGCGGAGCCGATCCCGAGATCGTCGTCAAGCAGCGACGCGACCTCCTTGAGCAGCCACTCGTCGTACTGGTGGATCTGCCAGCCATCCTTCGGGACGCCGAGGATGAACCCCGTGTCGTCGCGCATGATGGCCTTGAACCCGCCGGACGTCTCGGGCGTGGACTGGATGACACCGTCCGGAGTGATCGCCGTTGCGACGACCGCGCCCTCGATGGCGTGCCAGTCGAACAGGCGACGCTCGACGTCCTCGACGGGAATGAAGCCCGGGTAGTGGTTCGGTTCGGCGCCCTGCTCGCTGGCCTTGTAGTGCCAAGCGTTGCCTCGCCGGTCGGTCAGGCCGATCAGGGTGTTTTGATTCAGCCATTCGTACGTCTCGGAACTCATGTGATGCCCTTTCGTAGATTCGAGCGGTTCGGGATCGCTCGCTACGCAAGAGTATAACGGAGCGCGGCTGTACCGTCTAGTGGCAGCGGTGCAGCCGATGGATCGCCTCGCCCTCCAAAGGCCCATCGCACACATACAGCCGGCCGACGTCGTTCTCATCCAGGGCGACGCCCAGCACGCCCGTGGGATCCTCCCCGACGTACCCCGCGTCGCCGCAGCGCCAGCAGGAGATCGAGTAGTCCCGAGCGCGAGGCGACGCCCGGACGCCGTTCGGCCAGCACACCGGGCAGCGTTGGCGTTGCCCGTTGGTCTTGAACAGGTTCGGGACCTCCGCCCGGTCCACCAGCGCGGTCATCCCCCCGCGGATCGCGACCTCTAAGACGGGTTCTCCGCATCGGGGACAGACGGTCGACCAGACCCGTGAGGTTGGCGTCCCGGCTCGTGGCTCTCCCCGCACAGCGGACACGCGCGCAGAATATCACCGGGGTCCGGTGTAATAAGCGCACCGCAGCCCCGGCAAGGCCACGCCTGCTCGCCCTGGTAGGCGAAGTCGCCGTTGGGTTGCATCATGTAGACGGCGCCGTCGACATCAAAGGCCGTGGGGCGGCCTCGCTCGGCCGGGCGTCCGTCGAACGGGCCGCCGATCAAGTAGCGGGTTTTCATCGGATCTGCAGGTCCTCATCTGCGCCCCTCGTAATCGAGGATTCTTCGCCCGAGCCATTCGAGGACATTGACGGTGACGGCGTTCCCGCACGCGCTGTAGCGCCGGCCGTCGGGTTGGGGATCGTCCACTGGTCGGGGAAGCCCTGTAGCCGTTCGCACTCCGTGGGCGTCAGCATGTCGCGAAGCCAGTTCATCGCTCGATGACGATGGACGTAGTCGAAAACGCCGCCGCTCACCGCCGGCCCTTCCACCGCGAGGACTCCATCAAAACGCCCCGCTCCACATCCCGCTTCAACCACACCGTCCCCTGCGCCAACCTCGTGCCCGGCAAGCTCCGCCGCTCACACCACTTCCCCACATTCGCCTTCGCGACCCCCAAAAGCTCCGCCGCCTCCTTCACCCCAACCGTCGCCGGCGGCTTACGACGCGACATCTCCCCGGCCGCGACCCGGGTGACCGCCTCCGTCGCCCAGACCGGCCCGTTCGCCAACTCCAACACCGCCAGCCCCTTCAGCTTCTCGCGGACCGACCCGGGCCGCAACCCCAAGATCGCCGCCGCCTCCGTCCGCCCGACGACATCAGGGCCGCTACCCATCGTCGCCGAGCAGATCCCAGTCGCGTTCCTCCACCACGCTGAACAGGCCGCCGAACAGCAACACGACCCCGAACACGAACACCGGCCACGACACGACGGCAGACAGCACCGACACGCCCGCCAAGCCGAGCCCGACGACCATCGCGACAATCCTCACCACGTCAAATCCTCTCATCGTCCGAGTATAACGCCGGGTCCCTAGAACGCTGCCAACTGCTCGACCGGGGCCTGCTTCAGGCCATCCGCTGCGGTCACCGCCACGCCGAGCGCCTGCCAGCAATGACCCGTCAGACCGTACAGCGGACCCATGCCCGTCGCTTTGCGCCCGATCGCCTTGCTGTCCCCCCCGAAGCGGTCCACGAGCGCCTGGCGGACATGAGAGTCCTTAGCTGTCCCCGAATGGCAGAGATGATGCTTGACGTCCATCCGGGAGGGGCGCAGCGCCTCGGAATCATCAACCAGTCGCCAGCGCTCCGCGAACCGCCCGGACCAGAACACCGTCTCGAACGTCTCCGAGCCGACCGGCTTACCGAAGCTCGTCACGCGCTCGATCGCGATCCGCTCGCAGTCCAAGCCGTCGATCCGGTACAGCAGCCGCCAGTTATCGACCTTGTCCTCCCAGCTCACCGGCAGGCCCGTCTCGGTATCCAAGACGACGTAGGCCGAGATCTCATGCCCGGGATCGATCGCGAGCAGCAGCATCGCCGGAGTATAACGCTACGCAACCGCTCCCGCACGCAGCGGCTGGACATCACGCTCCAAGTCATACAGATCCGCGACCGACCACACATCCTCGCCGGCGACCGTGACGACCACATCGCAGTTCAGGATCATCGCGTCGACCAACTCCACCGAGACGCGGTCCTGGTCGCCGAACAGCACGCTCTGCAACCGCCGCGGGTTCAAACCCAACTCCGCCGCCAAACGGCCGGCGCTCAACTCGCTGCGGCGCCCATCACCCGACATCGTCCACAGGGCGCGCTGGATCGAGAACGCGAACAGCCACAGCCGACACGGCCCGCAGCCCACCACGTCCGGAGCGCCGGCACTAGCCCGCGCGACCCGCTGAGCCTTACGCTCGATCGTGAAGAACCCCGGGTCCTCAGCGATCTTCGCGGCACGCCACGCCGCGACCCTCGCCCGGTTACGCGCCCGAAACTCCTCCCCATCGGCACGCCGCGCATAATGCCGGCGCCCCGCCGCGCGCATCCGATCGCGCCACACCGCCAAGCGCTCAGGATCCTGACGGATCCGCCGGTAGGTCGCCTGGCTCTGCGCCCGCACCCGATCGCGATGATCCTCGCGCCACCGCGCCAGCCGCCGCGACTCGCACACCCGGCAGCGCGGCACCCACGTCCGGGCGCGCCCATCCGACCGGCGGCCCATGCTCGTGAACTGCGACACCAACGGATCGTCATCAACCACCTTCTCCACTCCGCACCCCGCGCAGCGCTTCACCCGGACCGGACGGCCGTCGCGCATCACCATCTTGACCGTCACATACGGCGGCGGCACCGTCGGAGGGGCCGACAGCACCAGTTGCGTCGACACCCCCAACGCCCGGGCTATCCGCCGGACCGCGCGAGCATCCAAGCCGCGCGTCCCATACTCGAAATCCCGCATGTACGTCCGGCACACCCCCGCCTGCTTCGCCATCTGAACCTGAGTGATTCCCTTCTCGCTGCGCATCTGCCGCAGCGTCTGAGACGCGCCGCCGACGCTCACAGCAACCCCTCCCGCCATTCCATCCACCGGCAGCGCATCCGACGCAGCCTCCATAACCACGGCCAGCGATCCACGATCGACAGTCCGAACGGATCACGCCACGCGCCTCGTCTCATCATTTCACGCTCCAAAGAATCGCTCGCCCGCTACGTCCAGCCGGGGCGATGACGCCCCGCCGCTTCAAATCGCTCACGCCAGCCCGCGCCACATCGCTGGAAATCCCGCACCACGCCATCGCGAACTCCCGAGCGAAACAGAACGGCTCCGGCATCGGCCACCTCGGATCGCGCAAGCCCAACAGCAGCCCGACGCCAGCAGCGACCTTCAACGTCGCAGCCGGAGCCTCGCCGACATCCAACGGCCATCCACCGCGGCCCAGCAACCCCGCCTCATGATCGAGACGCTCGCCCCACCGAGCCAACTCCACCATCGAGAACACGTCCCGAGCCACCCCCACCCGCCGATAGGCGATCAACGCCCGGACGCTCGCCAACGTCATCGACCCGCGCTCCGGGCACAGATAGCTCCCGAAACGCATCTCGGCCTCATGCTCATGCCCGGGGATCACGCAACTGAACCGCTCGCCGATCGCTCCCAACGCCCGGGCTCGACGCTCCGTCCGATCCAGACCGACCCCCAAAGAGACATCGATAACGCTACGGGGTGAAGTAGTTGACTTGTAGGTAGTAGTTGTCTCTATGGGGGTCGCTGTCTCTATGGGGGTGGACGGAAGGAAGGATTCGAGCGGGGCGAGCAGGCAGGTTGGGGGCGGATCGACGCTTCTCAGGGCTGCGGTGAGACTCCGCAGGCGGTGGTAGGGCAGGTCCTGGCGGGGGGGGGTGATCCGGTTGAGGATCCTTAGGGAGCGGTGGCGTAGCCGGCGTTCGTGATGTTCGACGGCGTTGCGGAGATGCTGGGCGTCGCATTCGGAGATTCCCGTCCGCGTGGCGTACTCGCGGGTCTGGGCATCCACCGCCTCACAGAACACGCTTCCTGAAAGCACCTGCGGGCTCATCCCGTCCTCCCGTCCTCGATTGACAGCAGACTCGTCTGGCGTTCCGGCCATGGCTCCAGGGCCCAGCGACGCAGCTCAGCGGGCGCGTTGGGATCGTCCGGGTGGGCTCCGAGCTTGCTCAGCGCCTTGCGGACCGTGTCAGGGCCGACCTCCAATGTCCGGGCGATCTCCAACAGCGTTAGGCCGGGGGTGTCCTTCAGCAGCGCTCCGAGGCGTTTCTTGGCCGCGGGCTTGTTCGCGCTGTCGTTAGGGTCGCGGTAGAACTGCCCGGAGTCCTTGTCGAACAGCAGCCCCCACCATGTTCCGACCGGTGGCAGCGACCCGATCCGGTCCTTGAAGAAATGCAGGCGCGCGTAGCCCGAGGAGACGTGTTGCAGGCCCAGCACGATCTCGGAGTTGCGGGTGTAGACGCCGTTGCCGGAGATGTCGTTGATCGTGAAGGAGTTCAGTCCGGCCGCCGGATGGGGTTTGCGGCGGTGCATCGGCACGATCGTCGCGAAGTGATATCGCCGCGCCCACCCGTCGATGAGGCTCATGATCCGCTTCGCGCGGGCCTCCTCGTTCGGGTCGCCGGCGTAGAGCTGGTACAGCGGGTCGAAGGCAACCACGTCATAGCCGCCGGCTTTCAGGACATCCTCGACGTAGGCGATGTCCTCGGGGCTTTCGTCAAGCGACAGGCCGTCTGGCTCGTGCAGCAGATCGACGTTCCTCTCACCCTCAAGCCCAGCTTCACGCAGACGCTGTTTGACGGTTTCCTCGCCCTGCTCGACGTCGACGACTAGGGCGCGTCCGCCGGTGCCGTGCCAGCCCAAAAACTCCTCTTTGCAGACCACCGCTCGGATCATCTGGACGGTGATCGTCGTCTTGCCCTCCCCCGTGCCGGCCCCGGTTGACAGGCGCGTGTCTCGCCACAGCAGCGGACCGAGGATCTGCAGGCTCTTATCCGGCGCGGGGCGCGCACAGAAGTCCCGGGCTGAGATGACGCCCTTCCTGGTGCCGGTGCTCGTCAGCGCGCTGGTCCCATCGAAGGGGCGCAGGTCCTTGAGCGTACGCCCGGCCGCGAGATGCTCGGACACGTCCTTGGCGTCGACGGGCTCATACAGCTTGACCTTCGCCGCGATCCCGTCCAGGGCGTCTGCGACCTGCAGGGCGTGTTTGCGGCCCGGCTCGTCGTTGTCGGTGATGACCGCGACCTTCGCGCCGCGCAGCGTCTCGGTGTACTCCGGACGCCACTTCCCGACGCCCCCGGGCATCGTTGTCGCGACAGCCGCGATTCTCTCCAGGGCGTGGACGTCACGTTCGCCTTCCACCACGCTGACCCACCGTCCGGCGTCCCTTGCGGCGAGAACAGCAGGAAGGCGGTACAGGACGCGGCGGACGTTACCGAGCCGCCATTCCCAGCCGCCCGCGCCATCGGGTCGGCGTTGGCGGAAGTCCTTGGGTAGGAAGCGACAGACCTGGTAGAGCAGTTCGCCGTGCTCATCGGTGTAGTCGTAGGTCGCGACGATCTCCGACCGGACGCCCGGCCCATCAGCGAACAGGTCTGAGAACTCAAGGCCGAGCACGGCGAGAATGTCAGCCGTCTCACAGTCGGCGTAGCACCTCACTAGGACGGTGCCATCCGCAGTCTCCTTGATCCCGAGGCTGGGGTTACGGTCGGCGTGCGCCGGACAGAGCGCCTGATAGCCCTTCTCCGCGTTGCCTTTCGGGATGCAGTCCCGGGTTTCGAGCGCGTCGACTACGCGCTGCAGGGCGCCACTCACGGATGCTGCACGGCGCCGTAGCGGGGAGGATTATCTGCGGTCTCCTGCGGCACTCCGACCTCCGTTGGGTTGGACTTTCCGTTCGTCCAAACCGGAGGTCTGTATAGTCAACCCCGGTTTGTGCTTGGCGGCGACGAACCTTAGCGAACCCCGCAAGCGCTCTGCTTTGCGGGGTTTTCGCTATTTACGAGGTTTCCGGGGGGAGATCGACCGCGCCTGCACGCCCCTGTAGCGTTCGACGCGCAGCACCTCTCCTCCCCGCGCCCGACCCTGGCCTCCCATCCTCCCGGGGTCGGGCGCAACCCTCACCGCCCAGATTCAGGCGGCCTCAGAGGTCCCGAGCGCCTTCGCGATCTTCGCGTCCGAAACACCCGCCCCGGACATCAGATCCACCACCTGCTCATAGGTGAACATGCGCCCCGCGGACTGCACGTAGGTCGGCCGGAGCTTCTGCCGAACCTTCGCGGACTTCACCCGGTCGGGGTTATCCGCGTCGCGCTTGGGGACGATCTCGACCTTCGACGGCTCCCAGGAGACGAGCACCTCCCCGGAGGACTCAAGATCCTGCAGGCCGCCGAGCATCGGGACCTCCGCCGACATCAGCGAGCACGTGTACTCGATCGGGATGTTCGCCCGGACGAGGTTCTTCAACGTCCGCTTCGGATCGCCATCCAATGACCCCAACGGAAACATCTCGCCCTGATCCTCCTCCTCGGGCTCCTCGCCGGCGCGCTGCGCGACCGACCGGCCCGGCGGCTCCTCGCCCTCCGGCCAACCCGACTCGGCGCGGCGCTTGGCCAGTTCGTCTTCGTCAGTCATCCCGTCCTCCTACTGGTTGGGGGTCACGGCGCGTAATAGCGCCGCACGTAGTCGTCGGCGAAGTCGCCGAACAACAGCTTGATAAAGCGAAGGTTCTCAGGTCGCAAGACCTGCACGCTCAGCGTCGATGAGCGAACGTGATGTCCAGAGTGGCAGCGTCGACAGAGCGTCAAGGCGTTGTCTGGATGCCAGAGATCACTTTTCGCGTGACGCAGATGCTGCTCATAGGCCACGTGATGGGTATCGAGATTACGCGTCGAACCACAGGATCTGCACTGACGAAGCGGGTCCCGGAACTGTGAGCGCAGGTGATGGTCTGGAATGTCGCGCGAACGCGAAGCGCGGATGGCTTGGCAACGCACACAGCGCCTCCCACCGGTCGGAGAGCCGCAGTCGACGCATCCCCCGGACTTATCGACGGGTCGCCTCAGCGCGCCGGAGGATGCCCCCAGCGCGGTCGTGCGCTTCGGACCCTGAGTTGACTTCAGCGGCGAGGACCGCTTGAGAGGGGTTCGCTTCATCGGGAGTACGCGAGCCTACCGACGAGCGACGCGCGACGCTAGGCTGCCCCGCGCCCATCCGCTCTCGTGCTGCTGGAATAGATGCCCGACAAACCCGCCGCCGAGAAGCTGAAAGCTGCCGACGTACGCGCGACCATCATCCGGGACCGGATGGCCGGTCCCATGAACATGAACCGCCGCACCACAGACGCCTCCCCCGGATCGACCAGCACCCACATGAACGGCTCGTCATGCTGCACATCCACGCACAGGACGCGCGCACCACCAGGCATCGCCACCTCGAAGGTGTCAGCCGCCTCGACCGCGTACTTCCAGATCGCGTTCATGAGACGAGCAGGACGATGCCGTAACACGCGCCCGCGACCAGCAGCAGGTAAACCACCACACCCACCGCAAGCGCCACGTCCAGCCCGCGGTCACCAGCCCCATCCATGTCCTCCAGGTAGCGCCGGCGCATCTCCTCGGCATAACGAATCGGATCAGTCACAACACACTCTCCTCAGCTAGTACGCCAGCATCCCTCGCGGCCCGCTCCAACAACTCGTCAAACGGAGACGGATCCGCAGACTCCGGCTCAAACAAGCCGAAGGTCCGTTTACCGTCGAGCTTCACATCCCAGCCGACCATCCGGCGGCCACGCGAATGCGGAACCTCGATAGGACCAAACTCAGACACCCAGCCCTTCAGGAACGGAGCACGCTCCTCCCGGATACGACCGGCCACGATCCACTCCTGAGCAAGCCTCCGTGCCTCATTAGGGTCAGCAGGGATCCCAACCTGATCGCGGATGGGACAATCGCGCGGACGTGAGCACAGCGCGCAGTGCGGACCAGCGCTCGCGATCCACCGTGGGGAATCCTCGCCTTCCGTTACGGCTTGGTGCAACAGCGACACCTGCGCGGAGACGACATCCCGCAAACGCTCGATCTGCTCCCTAGTGATCCACACCTCGCGAGCTTCGCCCCAGAACACGTGCCATTCGCGAAACCAAAAGCGGTGGATGAACGGGTAGTTATCAAAGACCAGCAGGGCGTAGATGACACTTTGTGTCCAGCCCAGCTCCGTCATCCCCCTACCGTCCTCCTTGGCCGCCTCCTCGTCGCGTGGTTGTTTCGGGCGGGCATAACCGGTCTTCGCGTCGATAGACCCAGCCGTCAGCCCATCGGGATCAGCAAAGAGCGTGTCAAGCTGCCCTGAGATCCTCACCGCCTCCCCATTGTCGAGGGTGATCTCAGAGTAGAGCCGAATCTCGGTATCCACGATCTGCTCGATGGATAACTCCATGCCGGCGCACCACTTCACGACGAGGATGCGCAGGCGCGTCATTCCGCGCATCGTGACCGGAACTACCTCATCTGACGGGATGTCGCGCTGGGCGATCACGTCCACTAACCGCTCTAGGCCTTGCTCGACCGACATCGTGCGTTCAGCATGCACGCGCATCTCGGTGATCGTAAGATGCTTCCAGCGGTGAAACAGTGTGCCGACTGCGGCGAACTCGCTAGGCGTCCGCCGCCGATCCGTCATCGCGAACAGCGCCCGTAAAGCACAAGAGTCGAACGTCGCGATGATACTCTGCCGATAGTAGGGCGGAGCGGTAAGCATTAGCGCCTGAACTCGAACGCGCGTTGCTTGACGACCAGCGGCTTGTCCTTCGGTCCCTTGACGGAATCGGGGATCCATATAGGTAAATGTCGATTCTGACTCGGATACCACTGATTCCGCCAATGGGCCCGGGAGATCCACCTATGAGTCCAATTGACGTTTCGCCTGTCATCCGTGTCCGCGTAGATCTTGCGTCGCAAAACCATGACGATGACGGTCTTGACCTGTCGGGCTTTGGCACGCCGTCGAACCGGCCGGCTGACATCTCCCTTGTTCAAAACGAACAGGCGTTGCTGGGCGAGAAACCAGAAGGAGACAAGCAGCTTCGCGATCGGGAACTGGTAGCTGGCCACACTCCCGTCGCCGGGAAACGCGACCTCTGATACAAGCGGCGCGAGCGTCCCGAATGCGTCCGAGTAGCCGATCACAACGGCGAGGTTTGAGTCGGGCCTCTTGACCGTCACCCACGCGAACGCGACCAGTGAAGCATCCTCCCAGAAGTTAGGGATCGACTCGGCTAGCCAGACAAACCCGTTGGGGATCAGCAGATCGCTTTCTCGTAGCTCGAAAGGGTCCATAGGATCGCGGAAGCCCGCTGCGATAATCGCCGAAACCTCCGCGGAGGCGTAAATGGCTTCGCAGTCGGACAGGCCCATCTTGGTCGCCGTATAGAGGGGAGGCATGTCCATCTCTGCAAACAGATCCGCCTTATCGGGCAGCAGCGTTGGGCCAATATGGGTCATGGCGGCCGAGATCGTCTTCGCCCAGTCATCTCCGCGTTGACTTCTGACGAACGCGATGGCGTCCGTCAGCTTGTCCATCGCGATCTCGTAGCCGCGATCCGTCGGCTGTCCGTAACCGTGGACTCCTGGTATACGCTTTTCCTGCATCGGACCTCGATTCCGGTGTCGGCCCCGGAGCGTTCCTGCGCTGCCGGGGCATTCTTTACGGGCGTCTAATCCTACAGCCGATCCCGGCTCGCGGGTCACGCAGTCTCTTTCGCCCAGCGGTTCTGCTCGTCCTTGACCAGCCCCGTCCGGGGCATCACGCGGTACAGGTAGTTCGCCGTGATGCCGAGCTTCTGAGCGATCTCCGGGATCGTCAACGGCCCGTTCTGCTCGACCGCCCCTACGGCCTGCTGAAGCCGCGAGCCGCCCTTCTGAGACCCCGGAGGGCGCCCGCGACGACGACGAGTCGGGCGCGACTTGACGACGGTGTCCTCCAACTTGGCTGTCGAGGCGGGCGGCTGGCCATTCTCGCCGAGCGCTCCGAGCGCGGCCCGCAGCTTCTCGGCCTGGACCTCATGAAAGACAAGGCCCTCCCGGATCTTCTCCGCCACTGCTTCTACGTGCTGCATCACTTCCTCCTCTGGTTGACTCTAGGTAATCGGGGCGTCTACCGTCCGCGGAGTCAAGGCATCGAGCGCTTCTTGTAACTCGCGACGATGAAACCCCGGGACTACCTGCGCATGTTCGGCGAGAAGATGCTCAACCGCGTGGATAAGTTCGCTCATGGGCGCAACCGACGCGACCTCGACATCCTCGCCGAGCGCCAATGACGGACCTCGTTTAGCGACGATGTCGAGTGGCATCAGCGACCGGGCGTCGGAGCCAGTGAGCACCCAATGTCGTCGGTCAGGCACCGCGTTCCTCCTCCGGGAGCTGGGAGCGCAGGTAGGCGATCTCCTCATCCATCTCCGCTACCTGCTCAAGCGTGACGCCTAACGCGGTCTGCTTGTCCTCCAACTCCGCGATGCGAGCGCGCGCGACCTCCGGAGCGATCTCCACCCCGCCATCCCCGCCATCCCCGCCATCCTCCGGTACCACCACCGCGTCGGTGACCAACTCCTCGCTCGCATCCTCAGCCCGGCGGTTTAGCTCCTCGGCCTGCCGAAGCCACACCTCGATCGCCGCGCCATCCTGGCCACCCAACGCCATCTGCGCCGCCGCTGGCGACAACGTGCCCGGACGCACCTCCTGAGCCCGATCGTAGATCGCCCGGAAGCGCTCACGGAACGCCTCGGGCAGATCATTCGTGATGCTGACGACCATCTCCTCGACCGTCTCCGCGCTCGGCGCCGGCCGCGACGGCTCATCGCTCCACGTCGGGATCTCGCCCTCGGTGTAGACCGCGATCCCGCCAGTCGCCTTCGGGCAGTACCACTTCACCCCATTCGACATCGCCCGGTTGAACTTCATGTTGCGGGGATAGGTGACGTGATTCGGGTCCGCCCCCTTGCTCGTCTTATCGAGCAGGTGAGCACGCCCGGCGTCCTCGTCATCGAAGCGCGACTCTCCCGCGTACTCCTCGCCCGGGCGCTGACGCGAGGGCTGGCAGTGATCGCAATGGCGCTCCTGCACTCCGGCGTTCGGGCAACCCTTGGCGTGACGCAGATAGCCGACCTCGTCGGGATCGGCGAACTCGGTGCGCTCGAAGAAGTGGATCTCGCACGCCGCGTTCGTATGCTCGACGATCGCGTAGCGGTAGTCGGGCAGCTCCTGTACGAACGTCGCCAGCAGGTTGGCACCCACAACCGGGTTGCCCTTGACCATGTAAATCCCGGTCATTGACTGCTGCGCCGTCAGCCCCAGGCTGCGACCCATCTGGATCTTCGTTACCGCCTGGTAGAAGTTGCGGACGTCCGGGAACATCCCCGACTCCGCGAAGCCCTTAGACAGGCGGATGTCGAAGTCGAGTTGCTTGTGGGGATTGAGGGTCGCTACCTCGCTGCCCGGCTTCTGTTCAGTCTCCGGCATCCTGCTCCTCTCCGTTGTACGGCTGCTCATGTCGATGTCTCATCCCTAACGCGAACTCGGCGTCGGCGCGGACGGAGAACGGACCGTCGATCAAACGCTCGTCCGGACCGACCGCGAAGAACACCCCGTCAGCCTCCTCCACATACGGCTGCGGGAGCGCCTCATAGTCCGGATGCTCGCGCAGATAGCGCGACGGAAACAGCATCCCTTCGACCATCGGCATGACGCCACCTCTTTCATAGGAACCTCTGCTCGGGAGCACAGAGTATAACGCAGCGCCAAGAGGTGTGAAGATCGAGACGCCGGACCGCGATCTGTTTTCTCGCTCCGAAGATGGCCCAGAACGAGCCCGAACAAGAACGGCTGGGTGGCCGCTCCGCCTACGAAAGGACATCGCGGTCCGGCAGTCTCAATCGCCGGGGAGGATACACGCTCCCGTACGATCCCCCGCATGGACAGCGATCCGCGACTCGGATTCGTGATCGTCGACTGGAAGACCCCACGGCTCGCCGCGGCCTGCTCAGAGTCGATCCGGACGCTGCGCCCCCGCTCCGAGATCCTCACCGTCAACGCCGCCGGCGCGAGCCTCGGATACGCCCAAGCTCTCAACGCCGGGATCGGCGCGTTGTGCTCCGAGGCGGACGTCATCGTCTGCCTGAACGCCGACACGCGGATGCTCGAAGCAGACGACGCGATCCTCGACCTGTTCGACCGCGACCCGGACCTCGCGATCATCGGCCCGCGGCAGATCAACGCCCGGCGCCAGATCGTGCATGGCGGGATCGTTCAATGGCCCGACGGCACCCCCTGGGATCTGGACCTGAGGCACCGCTGCTGGCATCAGCTCGTCGACCAGCCGCACGTCGACGCGCTTACCCGCATGACGTTCGAGGTCCCGACCGTCGCCGGCAGCGTCATCTACTGCCGGCGCCGTACCCTGAGCGCGCTCGGCGGCTGGCCGGAGTTCAGCCGCTACTACTACGAAGACACCGGCCTCTGCCTGCTGGCGCGCCACCACCAGCGCCGGGTCCTCTACACCGGCAGCGTCACCTGGGAGCACCTGCACGAGGGATCGCCGTTGCGTCGCAGCGTGCGGACGCACTTCATCACCAAGGCGACCGGCCAGTTCATCGCATGGAGCGCCGAGCAGGGCATCCCGCTCAACATCGAACCGGACGCGCAGAGAGTCCTCGCCCGGGATGCGGGAGTGCTGTGAGCGTCGGCGCGGAGGGCCTGAACCTCGTCGCGTCCGTCATCGCGCGAGACGAGCTGGCGAGATATCAACCCGCGCTCGTCCACCACCTGAGCGGCTGGGTTGACGAGGTCAGGGTCCTCGATGACTGCAGCACCGACGGGACCTACCAGGCCCTCGAAGCGCTCGGGCCTAAGGTCCACGTCCAGCACATCCTCGGCGCGAGCGCGTGGGACATGTTCGGCGAAGGAGCCGCCCGGCAGCAGGCCCTCGAATGGGCGATGCAAGCCCGCCCGACACACGTCCTCCACGTCGACGCCGACGAGGTCATCCCGGACGGCAAGCTGCTGCGCCGCGCGATCCTGCGCAACCCCGACTGTGACGTGTTCACCCTGACGATGCGGGAGATCTGGAAGCGCGACGGGATCCCGTGGCAGGAACGCGTCGACGGGCAGTGGGGGCCGCGGGAATGCCCGATCCTATGGCGGGTGCCCGACTCTGCGCGGCGGACCGGGGAGCTACCCGATGGCTACAACATCCGGCCGGTGAAGCTCGCCAGCGGCCGGGAACCAGAGATCGTCGCGACGCTCGGCGCGTTCGGGGATGCGGTCCGCACCGGCGTGGACATTCTGCACTTGGGTTGGAGTGACCCGGCGGAGCGCCGGCCCCGGTATGACCGGTACATGCAGATCGACGGGGGTGAGCATCACGCGTCCGAGCATCTGCTGTCCATCATCGAGCCGCCCGAGCTTGAGCCCTACCCGGCGCATCACGGCGTGCTGGGGTCTTCTACCTCATAGGCCGCGCCGCGTGCGACATGCTCGCCGCCGGCTGGAAGTTGGGACTCTCCGACCTTGCGGTACGCCACCGTGTCGGCGACATCCTCGTCCGCCTGCCTCGCATCCCACATCGCGAGAGCCTCCCCGTCGACCCCTTGGAGGACCAGCAGGTGATCTGGCAAGGGCCACGCGCGTTCCTCGCTTGGGATGGAGATCGTCTTCCCCGCGAACGGGTCGTCTTGGAAGCGGAGCAGAAACCCGCGCGGATCCAAAGCAGTCATCGTCATCGTTATTCCTTTTCTGTTTGTTGCTTCACACCGTTGACGTAGTCAAGGGCATGCTGGCCACTGCCGAAGTAGAAATCGCGCCAGCCATCCTCACTCCATCGCAGGCCCCCGATGCCCGTGCGGAGCGCGTCGACTGCCAAGTCCCACCGCTCCTGATCGCTGAGGTCGTACCAGACATCCCAGTCCCGCGCGTCGGGGTCGTCGCCCTCAACGCGATCGGCAGGATCGCGGACGCCGATCAGCGGCGGTATCCACGTCTTGCCCTCGAACGCGACGTAGGCGTTCGGGAACGACTCGCAGACGCTGTAGCTGGTGACGACGATCTCGCCGGCGCGGAGCACGCGACACGCCTCGCGCCAGCCGGACGGGTAGTCGCCGTGGCCCTCGCGGAACACGCTGGTCTTGAACCCATCCTCGATCAGGCCGGCGATGAACTCGCCGTCCTCGGGCTCGACGTAGCCGTGGATCTCGCACTGGCCGTGGACGCGGGCGGCGAGCGCCATAGGCGCCGAGCCGACGCGCAGACAGGTATTGAGAACTGTCGCGAAGATCTCCTCACCATCGGCAAAGTGCTGCGGCCCGCAGCTCTGGAGAAACATCTCGAACTCGTGGTCAATCTGGTTTCCCCAGCCGGAGTGCTGCTGGTGAGCAGTGTCGTGGATGTAGTGGTCTGACGGGACCAGCGCCACCTTCTCCTCGCTGCGGAGTATCCCGAAGATCCCGGCCGCGAAGTGGTTGCAGAGCTGCCCCATGTAGGCGCGTTCAGTCCCGTAGACCTCGACAGTCTCGGTGGGGGTGTGGAAGTAGATCCGGCTCATGAATTAGATGACGGCGGCGGCGACTTCTTCTCGTAGATCGGCACCCACGTCAACCCCGGTCCCGCAGGTGGCTGGCCGAACTTCGCAGGCCACCACTTACCGGTCCCAACAAGCCGCCACCCCTTCAGATACCTGGGAGTGGTCATTGGCAACCGTGCGACTCGGCAAGTCGCGCTCGGGCGAACTCGCGGTTACGCTCACCCTCCAAGGCGTCGCGAGCAGGCTCCTCCGACTCGGCGGCCGCCAACACCTGCTCCGCGAGCATCAACGCCGCCTCGCGCTGATTGACCGGGGATCTGCTATTCAGCACCCGCTCGGCCAGCAGCGACCAGACCGACGGGATCAGGACACGCCCATCGCGTGTCACCTCCGGACGAAACGACTTCATAGTCCCATCTCCATCGGGTCGAGTTGGCAGGCGGTCGACGCGCAGTCGAACACCCCATGCGTCCGGCAGGGCGGGGTGCCTTGGTCATCGTAGGAGCACACCGAGCCGTCCGGGCAGATGATCGTGATGGAGCCGTCCGGGCTTGGGATGATCCGTAGGGACGCGCCTGTATAGGCCAGCGATGTCTCCTCGATCCGGGCGTCCTGCTCATGGGTCGTAAGGCTCATCAGGAATCCTTCGTCTGCGTTGGATACGCGCAGAAGTCGCCGGTCGGATCGACCCGCACATAGATCCCCGCGGCCGTGGACTCTCCGCAGTGGCAACACCGTCCGGTCGGGGGGGCGAGGATGCCTATTGGCTCGCGTCCGGGTTCGTTGATGAACTCGGGCCAGCACCTAGTGCAGAGAGGCTGCGTCCAGCTAAAGCGTTGCTCAGGGGCCATCAAATCCTCTTTTCGTAGGGGCGCCTGTTCGGGAAGCGCTCCGCCTAAGTATAACGGAGCGTCAAGCGGATGTGATGTAGGCTCCCGCCATGCCGAAACTCTGGACCCCACCAGCGGAGCCCGAACTCGAGCTAGGGCGCCGGCCCGGCATCCGCTTCAACGTGCCCGAAGCGCAGTTGCGCGCCGCGGTCCGGCAGCAGGCTGCGGCCGAGCAGATCCGCGCCGCCGAAGAGATCACCCGCGCTACCCGCCGTGCAGCCAAAGCCGCGAAGCGTAAGGCGCACGCGGTCGCTCGCAAACGCGCCCAGCTTGAGCGGCAGCGGTGATGCGCCCCCGAGCTGCCCGGTCGATCGTGCGGTGGATCTCCGCCGCGATGGACCGCAGCTACGCCGCCTACCTCGACAACCACGAGGAGCTGTCGCAGTCCTGGGCTGCTGTCTTCCGCTGGCGCCAGCGAGTTGGTCTGAAGCTCGCGGTCGTGATTGACCGTGACGCGGCGTTGGATCAGATGGCGAACGAAGGGTGGTGGGGATGAGACAGATCCCGCCGATGCCCAAGATCCCGGCCGACTACACGGCCCTCATCACCACGCACGACGGCTGGTGGTTCCGCTACACCGTCACCCGCCACCACGGCATGTTCAACCTGGAGCGCACGCACAGCCATCACCGCACACTACGCGGCGCACGGCGAAGCGCCCGACGGTGGACGGCTCGCAATGAGACATCCGAGCCGCAGGTCGTGGAGTGGACGTGACGGTCCCGCTCGTCATCGCCTGCCCCGCGTACCGTCGAGCTTGGATTCTCCCGAGGTGGTTTGACTCGGTCCAGGCCCAGCACCCGCCGGACGGAACGCGCTACGTGTTCGCGCTCAGCTACGACGAAGACGGCCGGGATCCCGACGGGACCGCCGCGGTGATTCAACAACGATGCCCCGCCGCGGAGATCCTCGACGTGCCCGGCATCGGCTTCGAGGACTCCGAACGCGACAGCGAGCACCGCTACGCCTACCTAGCCGACATCCGCAACCGGCTGCTGCGGATCGTCGCGGCCATCGGACCGGCCTACTACCTGAGCCTCGACAGCGACATCCTCATGCGCCCAGACGCGCTCTCCGCCCTCCTGCGGGCCGCAGACGGCAGGGGCGCAGTCGGCGGCCTTATCGACATGGGAGGCGCCCAGATGCCCGGACACTGGTCCTGGATGCACCTCGACGGCGACGACGCCTACCGCTCCAACCAGAGGGTCCCGCTCGCGACTGACTGGCCCGGACCGATCGGCGAGAACGAGGCGATGCCGCAACTCCCCAGTCGCCTGCGGGTCGGCGTCATCATGGGCTGCAAGCTGATGAGCCCCAACGCCTACCGCAACGCCCGCTACGCCGACCACGTCGACGGCGAAGACGTCGGCTGGGCAATCCAAGCCCGTGCGATGAACGTGCCGCTCTGGCTCGTCCCGGCCGCCCGAGGCGAGCACATCCTGCGCTACTAGGCCACGCGGCTGTCGGCATGCTCAGCCAGCGCCCGCAGACGCTCGGCCAGTAGCAGCGCCTGACGTCTGGTCAACTCGCCGCAACGCTTGTCCTCCGACCACGGCGGCGCCGCCAACCCCAGCCACAGCGACCGGGCCGACACCAATCCCATCCGCCTCGGCCACGACATCACGTCGAGCGCGCGGACGTTACGCAGCTCCGCGGGGGCCTGCTCTAGCAACTCCGCGACCATCCGCAGTCCCGCCGGCCGCGACGCCGCACGGACACGATGGTGATGGCGGGCCTGCAGCTTGCGCGCCCGCGTCGCCTTATCGAACGACGGGACTCTCCTCAAGTCGACCATTTCCTCCTCCTCCGCAGGGAGATCATAGGCCGAGGAGTATAACGCTGAACAGGAGCCCCCGGCGCGAGACGCGGAACGCCGAGGGCTCTACCGTCCAGGCTACGCAACCGGAAGGCTACTCCGTTGCCTGGGCCTCCAGGAACTGCTTGACCTGCTCGGTGCTGAACACCTCCACGTTCGTCACCGCGTCGTCGCAGACGATCACGCTGACATCCCGCGGCAGGCGACCATGCAGAAGGCCCTTCGCGCGCTCCATCGCCTCCCGGGTCGCGTTCTTCATCCGGACGACCACCACATCCCCCGACTTGGGCGTGAACGCCTTCATCTCCTCGATCTCCGATGGCTGCTCGACGGTCATGCCGGGCTCGCATCGTTGCTGATCGCCGGGCGAGCGTTCGTGCCGCCACCCAGTTTGACTGAGATCCCCGACGGCTTCCACACCACGACATGGGTCAGGAACGCCGCGATGACCGCCGAAATCACGAGCTGGTAGGTCGTGTTGTTGAACCCGATCACGTTGGTCGACAGCGCCGTGTAAAGAGCCGACGCGCCGGCCGCGACTAACGCTAGGACGATCCCCTTGATCGGCTCTGACACCCACGGCGCGTAGTGATTCAGGACGTAGGTCACCAGCGGAACCAGCGAGCCGATCACCAGCGTCCAAAGCTGGGTCTGGGGCAGCACCAGATAGGTCGGCGTCTTGACCGGCACGTCCGCGAGCGCGTTGCCAGCCACCGCGAGCATGACCAGCAGGAACACGAACGTCGCCCCCAGTAGCAGCAGCCATCGCCGCGACTGCCGTCTTGCGACTCCCTGCATAGAGATTCCTCCTTTAGAGCAGCCCGCCGACGGCGAGCAGGGTTGGGTAGTGACCGCGCGCCACGTGGTACGCGGTCTCATCCTTGTAGCGGACGTAGTTAGACGAGAACGCCAAACCGTGTGAGCAAAGCAAGGGGTTATCGCCATCGGGCTGCATCACCATCGTGACGTGAACGCTGCCGCTGGGCCCGTAGGTGATGATCGTCCCGGCGCGTACATTCGCGATGCCCTCGAAGTGCGGGAGTACCTGCCACATGTCCTCGCTGTCGGCCTCAAAGCCAAAGCGGCCGAAGCCCTTCCAGCCCGACCACTTAGTAGTCCAATTGATCGTGGCACGACAATCGGCAGGCCACTTATCGCCAGCCTTGAAACGCTGCTCGGCCACCGCCATGCTGTACGGCAGCCAGTTCAAGCCACCCCCGAACTCATAGCTGATCGACTTCGGGCCGTGAGCGACGAGAAACGCGCAGTGAGCAACCGCTCCCGTCCGCCGCTTCTCAGCACTGACCTTCTTCGCGCCCGGCGTCCACAGCGATGTCACGAATACGCCTTCTCGATCTTCGCTACCACCGTCTGCCGATGGCGATACTCGCGGTTCAGCGACAGGCAGCGACGATGAGTCACCACACGGTTGATCGGCTTCAGCGCCTTCGTGGTGGCATGCAACGCCTTCTCGCGCTTGGCTCGCTTGGTATGGGGATGCTGGTGCAGTTGCTTGCGGAAGTAGGTCCGGCGAGCCACCAGCGTCGAATAGACCTTGACCTCCTTCACGCAGCCGCGCGACCGGTACAGGTGACGGTTGTGCTGCTCGCTGAGCAGATCGCCCGCGACCTCCTTATGGATCGTCCGGCACGTCTTCGAGCCCGCCGCGTGCTTACCGAAGCAGATCGGCCGGGCCGGCTTCTGCTTATACGGGACCTGGCCGTAATCCGCGCAGCTCGCATAGTCATAGTCGACGCTGTAGCCCGACAGGTAGTGATTGATCGACGCCTGATACAGGCACGCCCGGGAGCGGTGCCCGTAGCTCCAGGCGACCGTCTGCCAGTCGTTACGAGCCGTCGTCAGACCATCGGCCTCCAACCCCGCGACGACCGCATCGGAGCCGTAGACACCCGTCCGGGATCCCAGCACCGACTTGACCCCGGTGAAGTAGCTGCGCACCGCCGCGGCCGACGTTTCGGTATCCACCGCGAAATGGATCGGAACGTAGGTCGGGAAGCCGACCTCCGCGGCCTCGTGTCGCGCCGCCTCCGCATCCCTCACGCCACTGGAATAGCCGGTCAGGGCTCTAGCCGCCGACGTCTCCCAGACGACGCACGCGGCGCCGTGGGCCTCCCAGGCCCGCAAGCCCGCCGCCGTCCAGTCCTTACCGCCCGGATAGCCGCTCAGGTACGTGCAGTCGAACTTGGCGTAGGCGATCCTCGTGCTGACCGCCCCGTAGCTGTCAACACCGAACGTCGACGCTGACGCCTTCGGGGCCGGCAGGGTCGGAAGCTGAGCCTGGCCCGGCGCGGCCGCAGCGCACTGCATGTAGTAGCCCGGTGCCTGCGGATCAGCCGGGCACGGCTTGCCCTTCACCGGCGTCACGACCGGCGGGGTCGCGACCGCCCGGATCGTCGTTGAGGATCCCGGGCCGATCACCCCGACCGACAACAGCACAACCGCGGCGATCAGCAGGACCAGTGCAACGGCCCCCATGACGACGCGCACCAGCGTCTGCCTGTTCATCCTCGCTCCTCGTCCGTTCGCGTGCCGAGGATGCTAGGGAAGTCCGCAGGCGCCTACTTCGAGCGTGACCGGCGCCCCCGGGGCTTCGACGCGGGCTTCTCGTCCTCGCCGGACATCGCCTCCGCCACGACCCCGTCGACCTCGGTCAACTCCACGATGCGTCCCAGACCCCGCAGGAACCCCACAGCGGCCGTCATCCGATCCGGCCCGATGTCCTTGCCCTCCCCCCAGTTGCGAAGCTGAGATTCGTCGCAGCCGGGCTGCCGGTGGACGTAGTTATAGACCGCGTTCGCGTCCTGGATGAGCTGATCGAGATCATCGCCATTCACGTCGGCATGGAGCCGCGCGTGGATGGTCTTGTCGGAGAAGAACGCCACGGGCGAATCCTAACCGACCGATCAGCCCGATCCGACAAGGACCAGCAGCGACACCACGTAGCCCACCGTGCAGGTCACCGAGCTGCTCGTCGTCAACCGGACCACCATCTGAGGCTCGACCGCGTTGTTGCGCCCAACCGCGTTAGAGATATCCAGCACGCCCGTCGTCAGCACGGTCTGCCCCGTGTCCTGGCCGTTGACCTCCACCGCGAACGACGTCACCTGATCGGACTTCGACAAGATCGTCAACGTCGCCTGGCGCACCGTCGCGAGATCCACCGGCAACGGGACCGTCGAATACGCCGGAGCCAGCACCTGGGTGCCCGTACGCTCCACGAGCTGCCCCTGGAACTGCCGGCGGTCGCTCGTGAACTGCCGGATGAACCGGCGCATCGCGAACTCGAAGTTGCGTTGGCGATCGCGAAACGACACCGACGTCTGCCCGATCCCGTCCCGATACCAGATGCGGGTCAGCGACATGAGCTGCCGCGGGGTGATGTCCTTGATGAAGATCTCGGGCATCTGCACCCGCAGACCGTCACCTGGCTGCCAGTCGAACTCCGCCAACTGTTGACTCAACGGCCATGTGTCCTGCATCGACCGGGGCGCCGACGCGTCCGAGGTGATCTGCTGCCACGCCTCCGAACGAAACTCAAGCAGCGTCTCAAGCTGCAACACGAGCAGCGACATCTCCGTCGTGGCCGGCAGCGACTCCGACTCCGACAGCACATAGGAGTGCGCTTTGAGGATGTCGAAGTCGAACGCCTCGGCCGTCAACGATCCCGTGTTACTCCCACCGAGGCCCTGTGCCGATGCGAGATCGGTCATGGCGTTGTCCTCGGCCGTGCTCGTCTCCTGCGGGTTCGCGGCATTCGTCCCATCCAGGATGTAGTCCGTGTCGCGACCAACCCGCGCCTGCGGGATCACCGCGCCCGGGAAGTAGCCCGACTCCAACGCCATCGGTACCGACTTCCACTGGTAGGCGAAGCTCTCCCCAATCGTTGACTGCAACGTGTCGAAGTAGGAGTCCTGCGGCGTCACCTGCTGGGTGAAGCACCCGTACGGCGCGAGCGACGTCGATGAGCAGACATCACCCGAGGAGTCGGTGAACCCGACCGTCGTGGACAGACCCGAGTCCTGGGAATGGTAGATGTACTCGAACACCAGCGGGTACCAGCCGTCGGTGTCGCCGAGCGCCGTGCGTAGATCCGGCGAGGTCCCCCGGAGCGTCTCGCTCGTATAGTCCCCGATGGTCTCGTGCGCGGCGTTGTAATGGTGGGAGATCTGCGCTACTGAAAGCAAATACGGGTATATCGCGACCTCACCGAGGTCCCCGGCGAACGACTGGATCACAGTGGACGGCTCCCCTGTAGCGAACCCAAGTGACTGTGCCGCTACGTCAACAACGCCGAGCGTCCCGGTCCACGCAAGTGCCCCATCGATATACAGCGACGAGCCGTTAGTTACCCCACTATCGAACCGCAGGACGACATGATGAAATGTCTCATAGCCCGGAGCGGCACTGGTGTTGTACTGCGTGTTCGTCGCGAAGTCATAGACGCAGAACGTCGTGTCATTGAGGAACACGCCCCAGGCGTCCTGCTTCACGACTATGCCCGATAGGTCCCCCGTGTCGGGGAAACCATTGACCGACGCCCAGAACTCGACCGAGCATGTTGTGAACGCCGCCTCGGCCGCCGATCCGAGATATGCGTAGGCGTTCGCCGTCTCGCCCGGTGGCGTGTTCCCGAAGCCGATGCAGGTCGCCGTATCACCGGTGATCGACTCGGTAAGCGACAGGACATGCGTTCCGGAGCCGTTCACCGCCCCGGAGTAGACGGCGTCCTCGACGTTCCCCGCCCTGTCGAACATGCTCGTGCCGCTCGTCTCGCCCATCTGGAAGTAGCAGTAGGGGTTATCAGCAAGCACCGTCGTGGAATACGCAGGTAGTGTCGCCGAGGAGCAGAGGATCGACTCGCCCACCCGGGTCTTGCCGACCCACATCGCCTGCGAAACGTTCAACGCCGCGAGTTTCAACACTACAGGCGAACCGCTACTGAGGTTCAGGTAGATGGCGCCCGTCCATCGCACATACGCTGACAGCGCGTTGCCGAGCGCGTTCGGCAGCCAGCCGGGAGCGCCCGCTGCCGCCGTCGCCGTGTTCGTCCCCGGCGGACTTGCCGACGTGGTGCTGGAAACGTTCCTGTCCGTGAAGGTCGCAGACGGCTGATCCGTCAGGTACTTCTCAGATCCCGACGTCGTGCTGCGATAGATCTTGTATCCGATCGCGCCGCTGACCGCACCCCACGTCAGAGTCGGGATGAAGTTGCCCGTCGTGTTCGCCGTCGGCGCGGGACTGCTCGTGATCTGCTCGCCGTAGCCGCCGATCTCCACCGACGTCTGGGACGCGAAGACCGAATCGCAGAGGTAGTACGGGTTGGTCGGCGAGTCATAGGCTAGATAGATGTTGTACCCCACAGCACCTGGCACCGCCGACCAGCTCAACAGCACTACGGTATTCGCGATGTTGTTCGAGCCCTCGGCGTTGCTGACCGTCGTTTCGCCGCCGCCGGCGACATAGGCCGTGACGACCCAGAAGCACAGTCGCGACGAACCCGTGTTCCCTGCCGCGGGATAGCTCACCACGGCCTGGGTCGGTGCAGAAAGCGGACCCGGTGACGCGACCTCGACCTCCGTTGACGCCGTCGTCTCACCGTTGCTGTTGAAAGCGGTCAGCTTGTAGTAGACCGTCTCGCCGTCCGTGAAGCCAGACCCATAGTTCGAGGAACTGATCGATATGCCACTCGGCACCGGCAGCGTCCCCGCAGCGGAATCGAATAGAAGCCCCGTATCGACGCGCACCGCTGACGGGTTCAAGGTCGGCGGCACCGCACCGTACTGCCCCGACGCAACGCCCGTGTCCGGCGTCCCGACCGAAGCGAGTGACGTGTCGTAATACTCGCCCTGAAGCCCACCGCTTGACGGTGGCGACGGCAGGAAGTAATCCCCCGACTGGCCACCGTTCAACGGCGGGGTCGTGCGGCGCACCACGATGTAGTCGACGCTCACCGAATCGCCCGGCGAACCGCCGACGTAGACGAACGGACGCGCGTCGTGATGCGTCGTCGGGAACGACACGCGCGGCGATACCGCTATGAGCTGCCCGTCGAGGTAGTAGTAGACCCATCGTTCGCGCGCCTCGATCGCCAACGTGTACGGCGGCGCGAACTGGTTGGCCGCATCAAGCAGCGCCGTCGCGTTCGCCGGCCACGACCGCCACAGGGCGAGTGACGGATCAATCGCGCCCGGATCGATCGTGACCGCATAGACATCGCCCGTCTCGGGCACAAGCTGGATCGTGTAGACGCCGAGGCCCGCGTTCGCGAGCGTCCCAGGGATCGCCGAGGTCGCGTCACCCACACCGAAACAGACGGTCGGGGCCGCGGCTAGGAAGCTCGCCGCGGAGATCGAGCACTCCATCCTCCAGCATGAGTGATCGGCCATGCCCGCATCCGTCAACGGCCAGCTCGACGTGCTCCCATCGTAGGCGTACAGGTAGGCGCCGGTCGCGCCGGTCGGGATCGTCAGCACCACGTTGCTGTTGCCGTCCAGCGCCGCGCCGCCATACCACGCCCACGCACCATCCGACGTCGAATAGACGCCCGAACCCAGGTACGGCTGGTGCGCCCACGGCGCCGAATCATCAAAGTCGTCGGAGACGATCCCCTGCCAAGCCCGGGTGTAGAACTCGAACACGTCGCGTGGCGCGTGATTCCAGAAACCGCTCGCCGTCTCGCGCGTCTTCTTGAAGATCTCCGTCACATCCCGGCAGACGATCGACAGGGCGTCCTGGGTCGTCGTCTCCGACACCGGGGTGCCCGTCTGCACCAGTTCGTTCTGCCCGCGGATCACCTCGATGTACTCATCGCCCGGCATGTAGCCGAAGACCTGACCGCTGCCATCCGGATCCGGCGTGTCGGAGTAGTAGTAGAGCCGGTCGACGTTGTTACGGCCGTCCGAACCGACCGGTGGAAGCTGGACGGTCATCTCGGAGCTGTCGTTCAGGACCGGGTCCTGCTCGACCTGCTGGAAGCCGCCCGTGCCGTTCAGACCCTTGCTTGCCGACGTGATCCACGAATAGCCGAAGATCGGATCGACATACGCCCCCGGCGTCCCCGCAGGCACCATCTGAACGAGACGCAACCGGACCCTCTCCGGGAACTGAAGCGCGGACTTGCGGTTCGCCATCAGCCCCGAGTGACCTTCCGGATCTCCACGCGCTGATCCAGCAGCGCAACGGACCCAACGTCACGGGAGCCCTGATGCCCCACGTAGTCGCGGACCAGCGCAGCCTCGATCCGGTCGATCTGGATGTTGCCCGACCCGGCCGAACGGTACCCCGTCACCGTCAACGTCGGGTTGACAGCCGAGGCGGTGACCTCGCCAAGATCGATCCAGGTCCATGCCGTTGCCGTGCTCGTCAGAATGCTCGACGCGTTCGTGCCGAGATGCCACAGAAACGAGCCGGTCGCGCCCGAGGTGCCGACCTTCACACGCGCGGCCAGCCGGTACGTTCTCTGCGCGAGGAAAGTCGTCGCCTGGGTCAGCGTGACGTTCGTCGCAGCTGTCTGCGTGTCGGAAACCGCGAACCCGTTGGATGCGGTCGCGTCCGTCGTCTGGGCCGTCGTCCCCGACGCGTTACGGATCGACTCGGCCTCCGCGACCTGCCCCGTCTGCAGCAGCGCGAAGTTCAAATGCGCGCTGAGATAGTCCGCCGGGTTATTGGTGCTGGCGGTCGCCTCGATGAGGATCTCGTTTCCGGCCGAGGCGTAGAGCGGATATGCCTGCGACACGGCCGTGTAGGCGTTCGTCAGGACCGCGAGGTTGAGCTGATGGGTTCCGCCCTGCGGGATGACCGCCAGCCAGTTCTCGCCCGGGAAGTAGCCCGTCGCGCCGAGCACGGTGCCCGTCACAAACGGAGAGGTGCTCGACCCCGACGCGCTCGACAGGAACGCCACGCCGCCCGTCGTGGAGGTGCCCTCGTTCTTCATGGCGCTGGTGTTCGTCGCGCCGGCGGCCATCTGGACGATCAGCCACGTAGCACTCGTCGCGTTGGAGTACACCTCGAAGCGTGGCCCCAGCCAGCCGCGCTGCAAGGTGATGTAAACCCGGTCGCGTGTCCCGGTCGCCGGGATTCCCAGCACCACTTGGATGACCGCCCGGTCCGGCGTGTACTCCGCGACCGTCGCTGAGATCAACGTCGTATCGGCACCCGCCGCCAGCGTGTTGCGCACACCCACCTTGCACTGCTCTACGTACGCGGAGGTCGCTGCGTCCCACGCATCCACGATCAGCCCGGCAGCCGCGGTCCCCGACGTGTCATAGCGGACTCGGCACACGCCGTTTGCGATCACCGGAGCGTCCATCGCCTGACCCGCCGTCAGCCAGTTATAGGGGTAGTCCGAGCCGTAGATCTCCTCCCAGCCATAGGAGGTCTGAAGCGCACTCGTCCCCGGGAACGGCGCCACGTCATACGCGCCGCCCGTGCCGAACGGCCCGAACTGCCCGCGGCGATCCCAGATCACCACATCCCCAAGGTTGAAGTTCGCCTCCGCGCGCTCCCAGCTCACAACATCGCCGTTGACGACGTTAGCCGAGCCGCTGCCGAACGGCTGACCGTAGCTCGACCGTGCGTTGCCGATCGGGATCAACCCATCCGCGCTCGGCCGCGGCGTCACGCTCACTGACATCGGCACATCCAGTATCGACGGGTCCGTCGCGCCAACCGGCAGGGCGATCAGCGGGACGGCCGTCAAGCCGGCGAACAGCGCAGCCGTGTTGACCTGCTGGCCGAGATAGTCAATCGGGGAGGTCGTCAACCGCAGGTCGGTGATATCGATCCGATAGGCGTCACGGTGCGTGTTGAGCGCCGCGACCCGGTAGGCGCTATCCAGGGTCAACGTGAACTCCCCCAGTGTCGGACCGCCGTCAGCATCCGCCAACGTGCCGGTACCGATCACCATCCACCCGTTGCGCTCCGGATCGAAGATGAACCGGACGTAGAGCCCGTTCAGCCGGTAGGTCGCGTTCTGCATCATCGACCGCATCTGCCGGCGCATCCTCATCCCCGTCGTGTACGGGTTCGCGTCACCCGTCGTCCCGTGGATCGGGAACGTCAGCGTGAAGCCCTTCACTTTGCGCATCCCGACAGCGGTCGAATCGCCCGTCGTCGTAACATCCGAGCCGAGCGCCTCCGAGATGTTTGTCTCCACGGTCGGCAGCCCGAGCCGACCAATCCAAAGGTCACGTATGGGTGTGTACGGACTCATGTGCCGTTCAAGAGCCCGGCGAGATCGGTGTACGTGTCACTCTCGAAGCTCACACCCAACTGTCCTGAGAGTGCCGAAGTGTTCTCTGCGGTGCTCTGCGTATTCGCCTGGATCGCCTGCTGGGCGTCAAGCTGAGCGGAAAGGATATCGTTTTGCTGCCCTCCGATCGCCTCCGCGATCTGCGTCGCGAGATCGGTGTCGCCGACGGACTCCGCGGCCTTCTGCTGGTTTTGCAATGCGACAAGCTGGGCCTGTAGCGCCGGGATGACCGTCTGATTGATGTAGTCCGCGTACTGCGCCTCCGCGCCCGGGGTGTTCTGCGTATTCGCGAGCTGCTGCTGCAGTTGGATCGTCTGCTCGCCGGTGGCCGCCATCGTCGAAGCGTGCGTCGCCGCGTCCAATGCCGTCTGGGCCTGGCCCTCCACGCCGGTGCGGATCGCCTGCAGAGCCTCAAGAGAATCCTGCTGGTAGGTCCCCTGCGCGCCCTGGATCGACTCTGCGATCTGATCCGCGAGGGTTTGATCGCCGACCGATAGGGCCGCCTGCTGCTGGGACTGCAACGCCGAGATGAGCCCCGCCTGCTGGCTCGCTTGGTTCTGATAGCTCGCGGCGAGCTGCTGCCCACCCGCGACCGTCTGCGTGAGATCCTGAGCGCCGCCGAGGCCCTGTAGCTGCTGCTGAAGGTTGCTCGTCGCCCCCGACGCCATGTTCACGCCGTGCTGCGCCATGTCGGTCAACGCCTGGGCCTGACCCTCGACCCCGGCCTTGATCGCCTCCGTCGCGCTGAGCAACGCCTGCTGATAGTCGCCTTGGGCTGACTGGATCGACTCCGCGATCTGCTGCGCCAACGGCTGATCTCCGACCTTCTGAGCGGTCGCCTCCTGGCTGGTCAGGGCTGCGATCTGTCCTTGGATCGCGCCGGCCTGCTGCTGGTAGCTGGCCGCCAGCGCCTGCCCGCCCGCGACCGTCTGATCCGCCGTCGTGCGCCCACCCAGCGCTGCGGTGCCCTGCAACTGGGTTTGGAGCATCGACGTGGCGCCGGCCGCCATCGTCGCACCGTGCGTCGCGGTGTCCGCGGCCTGCTGAGCGGCTGTCTCAAGCGCCGTGACTCTCGCCTGCGCCGCGTTGCCCAACGCCGTGTCGAGGCCCTGCATCGCCGTCTGAAGCTGGCCCTTGAGTTCCTTCGCGCTGCTCTTGTCACCCGCCTTCACCGCGGCCTTATACGCCGTCTCGAGCTTCGAGACGACATCCCGCATCGTCTTCACCGACGCGTCGGCGTACCCCTCCAGCATCTTGGTGCCCTTCGCGGACTCCGCCGAGATGTCCTTGCGGTTCATCAGGTTCGTCAACGCCGTCTGGCCGTTCTGGACCGCCTGGGTCTCGTTCTGCGCCGCCATGACGATCGCGCCGACCCGGGCGCCCATCGCCGCGCTGGTGAGCTTCAGCGCCTGCTGGAGCCGGTCGACCTCCTGCTTATCCGACGCGGACTCCTTGCCCTTCTGCAACAGCGTGATCTCGCTCTGGATCTGCTGGCGAGTCGCGAGCAGCCGCCCGTAGCTGATCGTGCCCGCACTGTTCAGCGCCGCCGACAGGCTCGTCATCGCCTTCGCGATGTTCCGGTTCTTCCCGCCGGCCGCGAGTCCCTTCAGCGCTGTCTGGACCTGCTCGGTCGTCTGAGCGACCGCCTGCCTGGTCGCGTTGATCCCCAACGTGACGATCGTCGTCTCCATCGACTGCACGACCGCCGCGAGGCTCTGAGTGCCGCTCGTGGATGTCGGCATCTGGAAGTTCGCTGGGGTGATCGCGAACTGCGAGCGCTGCTGCTTGGGGAGCCCGGTCAGATAACGGTTGCCCGAGAGCAGGCCCGTCCCGGATGTGCGCCTGACCGGACCGCCCGTCCGGTAGCCCATCGCCCGCAGTTTCGGTGAACTCGGCTCGCGATAGCCCGGCTGGCCCTTCCCCCACGAACCCGTATCCCACTGCGTCTGACCGTTCGCCATCCGCGTGCCCGCCGCCACAAAGCCACCGCCGCGGAACCCCGCCGGGTGACGCCTGATCGGGAAGCTCTCTGACCAGTTTGAGTCAAAGTGCGGGCCCTTGCCCGGGTAGGACGACTCCATGTACTTCTGGAAGAAGTGCATCATCGTGTGAGCAGCCTGGCCCTGATAGCCCGCGGGGCGCGTGCCGACCGTGATGTACTTGCCATCGCCGGGCACCCCGTAGGTCGCTGTCTGGCTGGTCGTCCACGGCGACGCGACCGGCGGCAGGACACCCCGGCCCCCCACGTTGATCAGGTCGCTGACCGTCGCCGAACAGTCCAACGCTCGCGACGCGGCGTTCGGCGGACGACCGTCCGCAGATCCCCCCGCCTTCACATACGGCAGGCCGTTGATCCGGTTCGCCTCCCGGTACATGCTTGCCCGCAACGCCCCCAACTTCGACGCCGCCGGAGTGCTGCCGCGCACGCCCACCCCCACGCCACCCGAACGCGCGTTCTCGCTGATCGTTTTCGTAACCGTCTCGAGCTGCGCGCCCTGGATCGCCTCGCGTAGAAGCTGCCCGGTCGACAGGCCCGACCCGGCGATCGCATAGTCCATCGCCTGCTGAAACGCATCCCCGCTGATCCCCGGACCGCGCGGCACCTGATGCGACACCGTGCGCTCGCCGCTGCCACCCGACTTCGACGCGACCTGCACCGCACCCGCCGAATAGCCGATCGCGCGCGCTAACGCCGGATGCAACCCCACCTTCACCGACTTATTGCCCTTCACGCCCGAGCCGATATCGGACTTATAGCCCTCCGCGTAGTGCGTGCCGCCGCCCGGCTTGCGGAAGTACAGATCCGAGCCGTAGCGCATCCCCGTCTGTGTCGCCGACACGCCCAGCACGCCCGACAGGTCCGGCCGCAAGCCCTTGTTCGCGCCCGCCTCCAGGTACTCCGAGAACGACATGCCCGCGTGGTAGTTCGCGGCGCCGCCCGCCTGCGCAGCCAAACCATGCTGGTCGATCGCCGCGCCGACCGACAGCCACGTCAGACCACTGATCGAACGCCGCGCCTCCTGACGCTTGGTCTTGGCCTTGCGTGCCGCCTCGTCATGCTTGGTCTTCGAGGTCTTCCCGGCCTCGTAGTTGGCCTCCTGCGCCTTGTACGCCTGATAGCTGACCACCGGGTATGTCCTGCCGTTGAACGTGTAGGACTTCGCGCCCTGATAGCCCGGGCCCCAGTACATCTCATAGGTCGACGTCGACCCGGGGATCAGCACCGGCCCTTCCAAACCCGTCGGCTTGCTAGACGCCGACGACGAGGATGTCTTGTCATGGTGGGTGTAGCTCTGCTGCGCCTGCTTGACACCCGTGATCGCGTCCCCAAGAGCACCGCCGTTCTGGAAACGCCGGATGAAGCCACCCCCGCGGTAGCCCTGCGCAAACGCGGCCTCTGCGCCCGCCACCCGGTTCGCCGCCGCTGGGATCCCCGGCTTCTCGAAGTTGTTCATCAACCACAACGCCGCCGCGCTCGGGGTCCGCTGACTGTTCATCTCCGACACGCCCACACGGCCGATGTCCGCCGTCAGCAGCGACGCCTGCGTCGGGATCGCCTGCCACGGAACGTGATGCTGCTGCGCATAGCTGAACAGCTTCGAGCCCGGCGTCCACTGCCACAAGCCGGCCGCCCCGCCGCCACTGATCGCCGGATGAAGCGAAGACTCCTGCACCGCATTGCCGATCGCGCCCGCAATCGCGACCTTGTCCCACCCACCGGCATGCAAGGACTGGGCGATCTGATCCGACACCGGACCCTTGACCGACACGCCTAGGATCGACGCGCCCGCCTTGCCGTTCCGCATCCCCTCGAGCTGCGCGATCATCCGGTTCGCGGCCTTCGTCTCGGTATTCAACGCCGCCTGCCCCTCGCGCACAATCGTCCCGCTCGCCTCGATCACCGGCGCCTTGATCCTGTCCACAAACCCACCGTCGGCGAAGTGCGGCATCTGCTGGGAGGCGATCGCGCCGAGCAGCCCCGGCGCGGCGTGCTCCATCATCTGCTGGCCGTGCCCGGTCATGACGAACTCGTTACCGGCCGCGAGAATCGGTGTGCTGTCGCTATACGGGTCGCCCGGCACCCAGCCACCGAAGTTCTTCGCGATCCCACGGATCGTCGCCTTGTTCTGCCCGCCCCCCGTAGCGACCGTCGGCTGGCCGATCAGCTTCGTAGAGCCGAACGCCTTCAGCGTCGCATTCAACTCCTGGGTGAGCAGCTTGTTGCCCTGCTGAACGGAGATGACGCCCGAACTCATCGCCTTGCTGACATTCGCGGCATACTGCGACCAGTTCTGGTTGGCGTCCTGCATCGCCGAGAGACTGCCGCTCTGGATCGCCTTGGTCTGTGACTGCTGCTGGCTCGTCACAGCCGTCGTCATCTGCTGGAAGTAGTTCTGGGTCAGCGTCTGAAGCTGGCCGTACTGGGTAGACGCGATCTGCTTTTGCTTGGCGGTGCCATCCGACATCACGTCCTTGAGCTGGCTCATCGCCGCGCTGAGGTCACTCACCATGCCGCCGCCCGTCTTCTTGGCGATCACGCGGATCGACGGGAACTCCGTCTCCAGGTTCCCGACGGCGGTGCCCAGGTTCTTCTGGGCCGACTGCAATCTGAACGAGGACGCGAGATCGCTCGCCGTGTCCTCCCCCTGCTTGCGCAGATAGTTGTGCAGGCCCGGGAACTGCTTCTCCATCGAAGCGATCATGCTCGACACCGCGCCCGCCGGGAGCTTGCCCTTGGCCTCCAAGCCGGCCGAGAGTTGCAGCATCGCCTGGCCCGCAGCGTCGCGCAGTGACGGCGCCGAGTTGTTGAACTGCGCGACCCAGTCCGTGACCATGCCCTTCGCGTCGGGCAACTGGATCTGAGAGAGCTGCTGCGTGAACTTCGACACGTCCGCGCCCTGCAGATCACCCGCCGCCTTGCTCGCCGCCGAAGACATCGCCTGCAGTTGCCCGATCTGCTTCGAGAAGTCCGGGCCCTTCTCCGTAACCGCACCGAAACGACCCATGACCGTCGTCGTCGTCTGGCCCATCTTGGTGAAATGCGACGCGACGTCGTCAGCCTGCTTGCTGAGCTTCTGCAACGCCGCGACATTCCCCGAACTGGCGGCCTGCTTGATCTGGTTCTGAAGACCCGCGACCTGCTTGTCCTGCGCGGACGGCTGGTTCAACAGCGACTCGATTCCCTTCGCCGCCGCACCCACGCCGGCGCCGACCGCCGCCCCGACGCCCGTGCCGAGCACCGGCACGACCGAGCCGATACCAGCACCAATGCCGGCGCCCGTCCCGATCGCCTTGCCCCAGCTCTTGCCCTGCTGGCCGAACAGACCGCCAACCGCTCCACCCCCCATGTTGCCGAGCAGACCACCCACGCCCGCCGCCATCCCACCGGAGAGCAATGTCGTGCCCATCGACGCGGCGCCCTCCGCGCCGAACAACGCGCCCAGCAGACCATCCGAGGACGCCGCGGTCTGCGTGCTGCGCGCCAACGTATCCGCGTCCGTCGCGTCGCCCATCACCCCAGCCGTCCCAGCCTCCAGATTCGATGCGGTCTTCGCAGCCGCGCTCTCCCCAGAAAGACGCAGCCGGGGGGGCCCACCCCCCAATGCCGCCGCGTCGCCCTCAGCGCCCGCTACGGCGCCCTCAGCGCCACTTGCGCCCTCCACCGCGTCAAGGCGGCCGTACTGGTCGATCAGCTTGTTCAGCGCCGCGGTCTGCGCCTCGATCTGAGTGGTCTGCAACTTCATGGCGTCCGCCGCCTTCTCAGACTCCGACGGCTGCTCGGTAAACAGCTTGTTCACCGACGCCAACGGCGTCCTCAGACCCTTTAGCGCCTCCTGGATCACCACCCAGTCGGACTTGGCGCCACGCACCGCACTACCGATCCCACGCAGCGTCTTGGAGAGCAGGATCAGCCCGGTGACCGCACCCGCGCCGATCAGCAGCGCATGCAACGCCGTCCTGTTCTGCTTGAAGAAATCGATCGTGTCATGCGCCGCGCTCGCCGCGCCCTTCAACGCCGGGATGATGTACTTCATCAGCGCCGCGCCCGTCGTCAACGCGCCACTCGCGAACTTCAGCAGCGTCGGCGCCATCTGCTCAGAGAACTGAAACTCAAGCCCCTGGGTTTGGAGTGACAGATTCTCCTGCTGCTTCTGCAGCTTCGCCGTGGCCGCGGCCGCCGGACCGCTCATCGTCAACCCGTAGGACTGAGCCTTCTTCGCAGCGCCATCGAACTCCTTCGAGCCACCCGCCAAGATCTCCGAGAGGGAACTGTAGGACCGGCCGAACAGCGTGCTCTCAATCGTCGTCTTCTCCGTACCCGCGCGCATCTTGTCGAGCTTGTCGCTCACAGTGTCAAACAGCGCGCCGGTGTTATGCGCGTCGGCCTGAACCGTCTTCTGAGAGATGCCGAGTTCCTGATACGCCTTCGAGGCAGTCAGCGTCGAGGATGTCGACTTATCCAGCAGGTCGCTGCTGATCGTCACCGCCGCCGTGCTGCCCGTCGGCAGCCGCGACACGCGAGACTGGACGACACCCTCCAACGACGGCAGGTTCTGCGCGCCCTTCTTGAGCTGCTGATAGGTGATCCCCAGCCGGGCGAAATCCTGCTGCGCGGACTTCGTGCCATCCAACGCCGACTTCACCCGACCGCCCAGCTTCGACAATGCCGCCTTAGAAGACGAGTCGATCGTGCCCATCGACTTGCTCGACGCCACCCCAAGATCACGCATCGCGGTCGTCAACTGCTCCGCAGACACCCCGCGCGACTGCGCGACCGCGATCCAAGACGCAGCCTGCTTCTGATCCAAGCCCGTGATCGCCGTAAGCTGCTGAGTCTCCTCGGTCAACTGCTTAGTGCTACTCAGCGCCGCCTTGATCCCCTCCGTCGAGATGAACCCAAGCGCCGCGCCAGCGATGCCGCTGCCCGCATAGCCGACCACGCTCCGCGCGCGACCGCCGAGCCCCGCCGCGAGGCCGCGCTCAAGACCGTGGCCCTCCTCCTCCGCCTTAGACCCACCACGGCGCCCCGTACTCGTCGCCGACAAACCCACCGCCCGGCGCAGCCGGTTCCGTGCCTCGACCTGACGGTCGATCGCCGCGACCTCGTCATCCTGCTGCTTGACGATCACCGCACCCGCCTCCTGCGCCGTGATCTTCGTCTTCTCCATGATGTCGATGATCGACTGGTAGGACACATGCTGTTTACGCAGCGCCTCGATCACCTCCAACGTCGTCTTGGAGACCTGCGCACCCATCTCCGCCTGGGCCTTGTCGACCTTCATAGCCGCCGACGTCGCCAGCCTCTCGTTCTCCTGCCACGCCGCGCTGACCCTCGCTACCGCCACGCGGGTCTTCGCCGCAGAATCCGCGACCCTCGCCTGCGACGTCGAAACCGTCGTCGCTGCCTTAGTCGCCGCCGCGCCCTGGCCAGTCAACGCCGTCGCGGTCTGCTTGACGCTGTCGCGGAACTTCTGATCCAACGCGACCGCCTGCGTCAAACCCTGATCTGAGAACGTCAGCGCATAGTCAGCCCGGACGACCGGGCCAGCAATCCCCCCCGCGCCCGGAGCGCCGATACTCACAACCCAACGCCCTTCTGCAAGCTCACGCCCGCCTGCACCTTCGCGAGCGTGATCCGCAACTCGCGCTCACCCTCGACGATGCGGCCCAGTTCCTTCGCGAGCTTGGCTGTCTCCAACGGGCCCATCTCCTCAAACTCCGCGTAGCTCATCCCGCCGTAGAACGCCAGGAACGCCGCTAGGGCGTAGTGGACTCGGTCGAAGTCGTCGTCGACGGGGGCGACGTAGGGTCCTCATTGGACAGCACGTAGTTCATCAGCCCCTCGATATCACGGGCGTCGATGTCCTCCGCGAGATGCTTGAGCAGCGCCGCCTCAACGACCGGCTGCTGATTGTCGTCGACGAGCATGATCGAAAGCTGCTTGGCCAACGACGCGTTGTTGACCTCCGCGACCTCATCCGAACCCTCGCCGGCCTCGCGGGCCAGCCGCTTGGCCTCCTCCTCCTCCACGCCGTTCTCAATCGCCTCGTCATACGCGTCCCGGTAGTCCTGGGACTCCATTCCGACCCGCCGGCCGTCCGCCGCCGCCTGACGGCTGAGTGCCCGGACCTTGCGCATCTTCGCGTTCGTCAAACGCGCCGGGTGATACGTCTGCTCTCCGAGGACGACCGGGCCGCTCTCGCGCTCTGAGGCTCGCTGGTTGGCGTCGAATCCTGTTCGTGACATGTGTCGCTGCTCCTATCCGCCAGATCGGCGGTATGGGTGTCCGTCGTGGAGATCACAAAGACCTCAACGACTCGGGATCGCCCAGCTTCCCTCCTGGCCTGGGCGACGATGTCAAGGACATCCGCGGCGTAATCCGCCTCGACGTCCCCGGCGGCGATCCGCACATAGCCGATCGCGTCCTCGGCCGCGTCCTGCAGCCGATCCAGCTCAGCCAGCACCCGAACCAGCGGCCGCAGCGAAGCCAAGGCATCCTTCGCCTTGCGCTTGACCGCGAGCCGCTTCGCCCGGATGTTCGGCCGATCCGACATGGTCAGTACCAGCGTCGACCGCCGACCGCATGGCCGACCGCGCCGAGCGCGAACAGCACCAGCCCGACCACCAGCACGATGATCCCGATCGTGAACAGCACCGCGACCTTCGGGATCAGCAGGCCCAGCACGATGAGGATGACGCCCAGAACGATCATCGCGTCAGAACTCGGTGCGGACCTGATGGTCGATGTTCCACGTGATCGACGGGGAGGTCCCCGCGATCGTCGCGACCCACCGGCACTTCACGCCCAGCCCGACGAACGTCATCTGCGCCGAGCCGTCCGCGGTGATCGCCCCGAACGCCCCGTTGGGGACATCCGTCCATGTGGTGCCGTCCATCGAGTTCTGCAGCTTGACGGTGATCGACGCGCCCGAACCCGAGATCGCGGTCACGTTGACCTGCGCGTCGAGCTGGTAGGCGTCCTCGGTCGCGAACGCCGACCCGGTGAATGTCGCCGTGCTCGTCTTCGAGGCGATGTCCGCGCCGGCCAGCTTGCGGGTCGGACGGTACCGACGATCAAGGCTCGCGCCCGCCGTCGCCCTTGATGCCACTGTCATCTGATTCTCCTTTTGACGCGACCTAGATCAGTGCCGTCGAGATGCCGTTGATGGACTGGAACTGGACGTCGGCGTCGTCATACGGCGAGTAGTAGCCGCCGAAGTTCACCGCGTAGGTGATGTCGCCGTTGGCCTGCAGGTCGCCCGGGCCCGCCGAGTCTGCGGTCAACTCAACCGCGTTGATCGTGACCTGCACCGCCTCATACTGCGGCCCGGTCGAACCCGAGATCGCACCCCCGACGAAGTTGAAGGCGAACTTCTGGACCTGCGCGAAGTCCAGCGCGACGTCCTGCGCGCTGTTGACATTGCCGAACGTCAAGGTGCCCGTGATGTCAAGCTGAGCCCCGAGCTTGTACTGCGACGGGAACCACAGCTTCCGGGTCAGCGGCGACGCGCCCAACGTCTGAGCGACGATGTTGTGCCCCGCATACCACTTCCGGGTGATGTTGTTGTTGAACGTCAGATCGACGCCCTGCAGATCCGGGATCGTCGTCGAAGACCCATCGATATACGCCGAAGCGTCGCGCAGCAGCAGGATCTGATCGACGTCGGTGTAGGTCGGCGTCGGCATGTCCGTCGCATACGGCCCGTAGTACAGGCCCTGGATCTCCGCCGAAAGCGTCCCCTCGCTGTCCAGTGGGAAGCTCGCCGTCAGCGAGTTCACGAACCCGCCCGACATCTTCTGGTTCAGGTCGTCGCGAACGAGCTGGCAGTGCATCGACGGAAGCTGTGTCGCCCCGAAACCCAGCTCCGTGAACGAGTGGGTGTACCCGGTGTCCGCGGACCCCGTGACGGTGTCCGTTGCGCCGAGCAGCTTGCGCATCAGCTTCTCCCACACCGACCGGTACGCCGGCACGGGGATCGTCATCGTGGGGCCGGCCATCAACGGGTCGGGGGTCGCGATCGAACGCCGCCCCCGGACCTCGTTCGACTTGTCGATCCGAGTCAGGCCACGATCCAGCGACCCGCCGGTGACCGGCCAGAACACGGTCGCGTCCGGCACGGTGCCGTCCGTGAGGTTCTCGTATGAGGTCCCGCCGATGACGTCGTCCGTGATACCGAACAGGCGGCGAATTGCGGGACTCGGATAGGTGACGGGCACTGGCTATCGCTCCTTGGGCTTGTCGATGGGCTGCGGCAGGACGGTCGTCTCAGACGGCGGGAAGTCCTCCGCTGTCCTCGCGGTCTGATCGGCCTCCCAGAACGCCGCGTCACGCGCCGCCGCCTTGGAGGCGATCTCCTCGATCGTCGGGCCGCGAGGGAAGCCGCCCGCGGCGATGGTCAGCGCCTCCTCGTCGATCTCCTTGACCGAACGGCAAGCGAGGCCACGCGCATCCGCGAACCGCTTCGCGGCCGCCGTGAGTTGACTGCCCGACAGCGGGTCGCCGTTGTCGTCCTGCAGCTCCGGTATCCGCTGCGCGGCCCGCTCGACGGGGATCCCGCCCTTGCCGGAGCCACCGATGACGCCGACGCCGGCCAGCTCGACGCTATACGGCGCGTCGTCATTGGTGACGAAGATGGTCGGTGACATGAGTGGTTGGTGCCTCCTGGGTCGATGGGTGGGCTACTGGACCTGCCGGTCCGAAATGAAGGTCTGGATGAACTCGATCCCGCTCACGGTGCTCGAACCGAAGCTGTCCATGAACGAGTTCAGCGACGTGCGCATCGCCCACGTGATCGCGCCCTGGATCGCGGGGGGCTGACCGCTGCCGCTCCAGAAGTTCGCGTCCACCAAGGCCCGGTAGGCGTCCGCGTACATCTCGACCGCCGACATCAACTGGTCGCTGTCAGACGGCCCCTGCCCGATCCGCGATGAGATCACGAACGTGTCGCGCCGGCGGATCAGGTCCATCTGCTGCGACGTGCTCGGCAGCAGCGTGTTCCACAGGCACGGCGGGTCGGGCGTGTCAGGCCGCCAGCGGTACGTACGCAACGTCACGTCGCCCGGAAGGTCCGCGAGCGCCGGCAAGCCCGGCAGGAGCGCCTGGAGAGCCGTCAGACGGTCCATGAGCGCCGTCAGCGACCCCGGGGAGCCGATCGGGACGTCGGTGATGAAGTCGATCGTGGCGCTCACAGCGATGTCCTGTACTCGATCTGCTGCACCTTGCGGGCCCGGCCGAGCAGGCCCTGAGCAACCTCGGGGATCTTCGCCAACTCCTGCTGCCAGCGATCCATCGTCCCGTCAACCGCGCGCTGGACGAAATGCTGCGCCGGGGTGCCCCTGATGCTCCGCGCGAACACATACCGGGCGTTCGCGCCCGCGTTGCCCTTGCGCTGGCGACCCGCCAACGTGAAGCTCGCGTTGCCGGGCTCCGGGAAACGAAATGCCTTCGCGCGCGTCGGATAGATCCGGCTGCGTCGCGGCCCGTAGATGCCGGTCCCCTGGTCGACGTAGATGCCGTAGAAGGCCGAGGTGCCGACCTGCCCCTGGATCGTGTTGTCACCCACCGTCCGCACGATGTGCGTCATCCGGCGCCGCAGGTCACCCGTCCGCGACGGCGCGAGCGTCCGCATCGAATCCTCGACGTACTGCATCGCGGACTCCATCTGCAAGCGGGCCGCCTCAAAGTACGCGTCGCGGACCGCCTGCGGCGTCTGGTTGCTCAGGTCAAGGACGACGGACGGCATCTCAAATGAACGCGCCGTTGGGCACGATGTACGTGCTCAACGCCGCCTGGGTTGAGGAAGGCAGCGTCTTGAAGAACTGCCAGATCACGCCGTCCGCGGTGATCATCTGATCGCTGAACGCGGCGTTGCGCTCCATGTAGAGCCGGCCCGCGACCTGATAGACGGCATCGACCACGTCCGGGGGCGGCACGAGCCATCCCCACCGACCGACGATCTGCAGGTCCTGGGTCATCCACGGCCCGTAGCCGAGCATCACCCCGAACGCCGCAGCGTCCGGCAGGAACGGGATCAACTCGATGCTGGTGACCGGCTCGGCGTCCGCGTCACCCAACCCGAACTGCCCATCCGGCCCATAGCCGCCATAGCCGAGGTCGTACTGGTTGGCCTGAAGGCGCTGGCCACGCAGGCTCAGGCCCTGAAACTGCGGCATCCGCGGATCCGGCGCCGAATCGATGACCCGCAGGTCAGGGACGCGCACCGTCGTCTTGCCGCGCGTCGAGAACGCTTTGAGCACCGGCGGCGCCGAGTCAAACCCACAGTCGGTCACCACCACCGCAGCGGAAACCCCGAGCGCGCCCGCGTCCGTGGTGACCGCCGGCTGAACACCCACCAGCGACCCGCCGAACGTGATCGACACCGAATAGGTCGGCAGCGGGCCGCCGGACACCAGCACCTCGCCGGCGCCCAAACCCCATGCGCCGTCCAGCGCCGTCTGGATCTCCGCTGCCGTCCAGTCCGCGTCGATCTCCGCCGTCTCACCATCAAACGTCAACGGGAACGAGCCCGACACGGCCGCGATCGGCTGGACTGACATGATGCTGACGAGCCTGCGCTGAAAGCCCGTATCAGGGTCATCCAACGCAGGCTCGGGAGCGAAACGCCTACGGGTGAAACGCTCCACGAACCGCTCCGCCGCGCACAACTTCGACGTCAGGACGGTCAGCTTCAGCGTCGAGTTCGCCTCAACGTTGATCTGGTCCTGCGCGATCAGCACATCCGAGAATCTCGGCTGCGCCGGCGCGGGGATATTCACGGTCACGGACACGAGCTAACCCGAACGGCGAGGACGGTCAGTCCTTGCTCTTGGCCGAGGACTTCGCGCGTGACGCCGCCGCCTCGACCCCTCCCTCCTCGGCGGGATTCTCCTTCGCGGCCGCCTTGGCCTTGGCGCCTGTCGCCTGCTTGGCGGACTCGTCATGCGTCGCGTCGATGTCGCGCTCCTTCTCCTCCGACATCGAATCCGCGAGCGCGCGATCCTGCGGATGGGTGAGCGGATCGCCACGCAGATCCGCGTCCGCGACCTCGACCTCGCGACGCTGCGGGTTCGGCGGACCGGTCTGCCCGACCAGATCCACCGGCTCGCCCACGCCCTCCTTGATGATCTTCTCGATCGTGACCGTGTCACCGTCGGGAATGTCGAACGGCTGGCCCTCCACGAACCGGCCCTTGCCAGTGCCCTTGAACTGCATCAGAAATGCTCCTTTCGGTGCCGCTCTCTCCGGCTTAGGAGACGAGCACGCCCTCCTGCTGGATGATCTGGCTGGGGTACAGCGAGTTGATGTCGTGACGCAGCGTCGACTTGAACAGCGTCTGGTTGTTCTGGAACGACGAGACCCAGGTCGTGCCGCCATCCGGCGTGTAGGACGCGTCGGTGGACACCTCGACGACCATCTCCTGGTTCAGGCCGACGACCAACTGGGCCATGTCGACCAGCAGCAGCCACGTCGCGTTGTTCGACGAACCCTGCGTCAGGTTCGTCGGGATCTGCTGGGAGCAGTAGAACGGGACGCTGTCCAGCACGCCCGAGATCCCGACGCCCGCGCCGGTGATCGCACCCGAAGCCGACGGGTCGACCTGATTCTCGGTGTAGCGCAGCAGCGACGTGTCCGCGAGGAACCGCCCGAGCGAGTCGGTCAGACCCTCGACGTAGGTCAGGAACATCGGATTGAAGAACCACGTCCACCGCGGGTTGGGCACGTTGAAGCGCCGCACGTAGTTGCGGATCGCGCGGAGCTGAGGCAACGTCGGCTGGAAGCCGTCCGTCGCCGGCGTGATCGGGTTGGTGACGATCCCCGAGATGTTCACGATGCCCGTCGGGGAGCCCGTCTCCGTGCCCGGATCGCCCATCAGGAAGTTCTTGTCCTCCTTCAGAGCGATGACCGTCGCGAGATCCTGCCGGATCGCCATCTCGGCGTCGGTCTGCACCTGGTTGGGCACGTCGGTACGCCGACTGTCGTTCAGCAGGTAGGTCGAGACGGGAACCAGACCGGTGAGGTTCTTCGGGGTCAGCAGCGTAACCTGAGCGAACGTCTCCTGCGACGGAGTGATCGCCGCGTTCTCCGGCGTGTAGTACGCCGTCGCGCCCGTGGAAAGCTGCACCTGATTCATCTGCGCCGAGAACGGCACGATCCGCGGACCCGCGCGACGCACGACCGTCACCCCGCGGAACAGCGGCAGAATGTCAGGCATCCAGTCCGCCGGGATCAGATAGCCACCCGCCGAGCCGGTGCCCTCCGCCAGCGCCTTCTGCTCCATCATGAACTGCCGCTCGGCATCCGACGCGAAACCCTTCGCCATCGCGTCCATCGCCGAGAAGAACCGCATGAACGACTTGGCCTCCTTCAGCGCCTTCACGCCGACATGCGCGCCCGCGGACGCCGCCTCCAAGCCGCTACCGGCAAGGATCAGCCCGCCCTGCTGGGTTGAGCCGCCACCCGCGAGATGCTTGATGACATCGTCGCTGGCGCCATCACCCGCGAAGCGGTTGCCGCCGTGCTGCTTGAGCGTCTCAACGGCCGTCGAAACCGTCTGAGCCTGCCGAGCGAGCGTGTCGCCGGCCTGCTTCAGCGTGGCCTCGCGTGCGTCCAACTCCGCAATGCGATCCTCAAGCGACTTCTCGCCGGTCGTCGCGGCCGCCGGGGCGCCGTTGCCGTCTCCCTCACCATCACCGTCTCCGGCGGACGGCTTGATGCCCTTGACCTGGGTCTCCAGGGTGCTCAGCAACTCCGCGAGATCCGGCCCGTCATCGGCGCCCACAATCGGCGCGAAGCGAGCCCGGAACTCCTCGGGGCTGAGATCTCGAATGCGGGTCGTATGCACTGCGGTGGCTCCTTTGGAACGGGTTGGTCACGCTCGCGCGCGACGGTATGAACCCGAACCGTGTGACTGACCGGCTAACGCCAGCATTGCCCCAAGTGGGGAGTCAGGAGCCCGATGCGAAGAAAAGGCTACAGAAGCGCGCAGGCGTGCTCAGAAGCCACGACGCGCCTGGATGAACGAGTGCGCCACCCGCGTCCCCTCGACCAGAAACGCGAAACGATGCACACCCGGACGGCTAAGCACCACCACCGCCTCAAAGGTCCCGTCGGGCTGCTGCGACACCGCGACCGCCTTCGGCTCAGACGTGCCCGCCGCCAACAGCTCGCAGGTCACCCGCCCCGATGGCTGCACCGACCCCCCAGCACCCGGGAACATCGCCCGGAGCGCGACCGCGTCGCCCCTGCTGAACACCGCGCCCTGTCGAGGCGCGACCACCAAGCATGCCACCGGTCTCGCAGGCCCCGGCTGGCGCTCCCGGCGACGCACGTTGCTCGGACCGCGAGCATCCGCGAACACCGGACCCGGCAGATCCCCACGCCGACGAGAGCCATCCCCACGCTCGCTCATGGCAGCGCCAGCACCGTCAGCCGGTCCCCCGTCGCGAACGTCTCGATCTCCTCCGAGGACCACGTGACGACGATGAACGGCTGATAGACATCCGCGTTCGCCGTGTCGCCCGACGCGAACTCATAGGTCAGATTCCAGAAGTGCAGGCCATCGGGATCCGCGGTCGCGGGCCAAACCGCAGAGCCATCCCCGGAGAACTGGTAGGCCTTGCCGATGAACTCGACGAGGATGCTCTCCGCCGAGGAGAGGTTCAGCACGCCCGTCTCGTCAGACACCTGAAAGCGAGCGTCGGGGTAGCTGTCCCCGACATACATGCTGCGGCTGCTCACGGCGTCTCAGCCCTCCAGTGCGATGCTCGTCGTGTTCCCGTCAAGACTGGCCGACGGCGCCGGATTCTGTACCAACAGCGCCGGCCCGGGATTTCGCATCGCCAGCGCGGGCCCGGGGTTCTGCATCGTCGCCGAGGTCGGCAGCCACACCGCGATCCCGGAGCCAGTCAATTCGATCCACGGCATCTCTGCCGCATGCTACGTCAGCGTGCAGGCGACCTCAGCGACGTACGTCGTGCGGCAATTCGATCATCGGCGCGCGTCGGGCAATAACGGGCGCTAGGCGCTCCATTGGATTGATCGACTCTAGGTAAACGGCGGTAGTCGTCAGATCGGCGTGTCCAAGAACAGCTTGGATCGTCAGTAGGTCAGCACCCTCGCGACGTAACTCCACGGAGAGCCCGTGGCGCAGAGCGTGGGGATGGGCCCGTTTACCAAGATGCGCACGCTGACCCGCGTCTCGCATCTGCCGCCGCAGATCGCAGTCCCACCACTTCGCGCCAGCAGTCAACCCCATCACAACCGGCAACAGGTATCCAGGCGCGAGGTCGCGACGAACGCGGAGCCACTGCTCAAGCTCGTCCCAGCCCCACGCGTCCATCCCGACAAGACGGCTGCGGTCACCCTTCCCATGCCGGATCAGGATGGTGCCCTGTTCAGGATCAAGATCGCGTTCGGTGAGATCCAGCAGCTCGCTGACACGCATCCCGGTCCGGTACATGACGATGATTGCAGCGCGAAGACGCGCGGCCATCACCTCGTAGGTCGCACCGGGTTTCTGCGGCACGCACTCGCTAAGAAGCGCGACGACATCGGTGAGCAGCAGCGGCTCTAGGGGATACTTGCGACGGTGAGCGCGGTCTCGTCGTGAGCCACGCATACGAGTAGGCTGCGTTCTGTCCATGAGAGACTCCGTTCTCGTGGGCCATGACCCTGGGCGGTTCCTGCCGCGCCGGGGTCGCTTATTGAGGTCTTTCAGGCTAGGGAACGCAAGGGTGAATCGGTACTAGACCTTCGTCTAGTCCTCTACCGGTTCTCACGCAAGCTGGGACGAGACTTACTTGCGCGCTGGCGCGAAGGTGATCGTGGGCGCAGCCGTGTAGGTGATCGCATACCAGTCCCCGGCCTCAATGTCGATCACGGTGCCGGGGAACGTGCCCGAAGACTGGGTGAGGATGTTGAAGATGTGGGAGTCGTCGCGGCTGAAGTTGATCGCGGTACCGGTGCCCCCGCTGATGTAAAGCTTGCCGGGCAAGCCCTCCGCATGCTGCTGGTAGGTCGTAGAGGCTGGCGCGGTGATCGTGTACGGGGCGATCGGATAGACGCCGCCCTGGGGGATGAAACCGCCATCGTGGAAGATCTTGCCGATGTAGTTAGCTGCGTTCACATACGCTGGCGAGCTGCTGCCCTCGATCTCTGAGAAGTTCGCATTGGAGATCCGGAGGCGAAGCGAAATGACCGTGAAGCTGTTGCTGAGATGCCACGCATACGGCCCCGTCTCGCCGTAGAGGCTTGGCTTGAAGCTGTCGATCTCACCCTCGGTGATCGTGTTGCTCGCCGTGGAGAAGTCGATCCCGGAGATGGAATGCGTCGAGGCGCCGCGCAGGTTGAATCCGGGCCGGATGTCCTTCCAGCCATCGAGGTGAAAGGTGCCGGTCCCGAGCCCGATGCCCGCGATACCCGCCGTGGTGTTCCCGTTTGTGTCGCCGGTGATCGTGGTGCGCACGTTCTTGAAGCACAGGCGGCTGACGACCGAGGACTCGCCGGCGTTCATGCTCGCGCCGATGTAGATCGCGCGGATGGTGGTCGCGGCCGCGGACAGGCTGATCGCAGGCGCCTCGACCTCGAAGTCGTCGATCTCCAGGCGGTGAACCGCGGTGGTCAGCACGCTGATCGCCCGGATCGAGTTCAGGTCGGGGCAGAGGCTCGTATGGGTGGACTGCGCGATCCGTACTCGGTGAAGCGGACAGCCGCCACCCTCGCCGGACAGCTTGATGCCGACCGGTGTGCTGGTGAGCGTGCCCTGGTAGGTGTAGCGGGTGCGGTGCTTCTCGATGCGCGTGTACTGGGGCGCTATCGGCCAGGAGAATGAGTTGATGTAAACGCCGCAGTCGTTGATCGCGTCCACAGAGTCGCAGCCGTAGATGAGACCGTAGGAGTGCCCGTCGAGCTCGTACGCGTCATCGACAGCGCCGTGGGGGACACGGCAGCGGATGCACCCCATGCGACCGCCGTAGCCGCGCGCGCCGAACTGGAAGCCCGCGCCGCGCGCGTAGCTGGTGGGAATGTTGGCATGCTGCGGGTCGACGTCATGCTCGCAGTCGATCGCCCAGATCTTGTCGCAGAAGCAGTTGATCGCGAACGCTGGACCTTGAAGACCACCGGCGGTCCAACCGGTGCCCGCGTCCGTGAAGGTAGTCGCCGTGGACGCCACGGCCTGGTTCTCGGTGTACCAACCGGGTGTCGCGCCCTTGTAGATGATGATGCTCGAGATGCTCGACCCACCGGGGATCGCCCATGAGAGGCTGGCCTGCAGGTTGGAGCCGCTCATGAGACAGAACGCCTCGGCAGACGGGTAGCAAGGATGGCCGGTGCTGTCGAGCGCGACGAGGCGGTAGTAGGCGTAGCCGACCGAGTTGCCAGTCCCGGACGACGCACTCGCCGCGAGGCTCGTGAGCTGGTTGGTAGTTCCCGTCTGGATGGCCTGGCCGCCGCCGGCTGAGACGAGCATCCCGGTATCGCCGCCGCCGAAATTGCAGTGCTGCGCGTTGATGTTCGTCAGGATCGAGCGGAGCGCCTCGCCGTAGTTGTGGTGGCGACAGACGATCGAGATGGCGGCGCGTGCAGAGTTGGCCTGCGTGTAGTCGCCGGTTGAAACGACCGAGGGAGTGTTCTCAGTGATGACATCGTTGAACGTGATCCGGTCGCCGTTGACGTAGTAGCGCTGCGTGCCGCCCTCGCTGGCGCCCAGGACGACTGCGTCCTTACTCTGCACGTTGTTAGCGTCGACGGTGAAGCCCCGGAATGCGAGACGCGAGAACAGGTCCGAGCAGGTCAGCGTCGCGCCGGTGACCGAGGTCGTCGCAGGCGCAGAGAGCGTCCAGGAGGTCGTCCCGGCACCGGAGAGGAGCGTCGTGCCGAGCGGGATATCCGGATGGGTGACGAGCATCCCGTTCTGAAAGTTCGTCTGTGAGCCCGCGGTGACGGTTACCGCGGTCGAGCCCGCTGCGGTCGTCGCGGTGACAGAGCTGCTCTGGATCTGCTGGGCGCTGAAATCGAATGCGCGCGGTGTGTTGGTCGAGAGCTTGATCCGGGTGGCGTGGCTCCCCTTGCCTTCGACCGTGAGCGGACAGTTGCGCGGCACCTGCAGGCCACCGGCCGTACTGCTATTCAGGTAGCAGATGCCTTGCGACAGCTCGATGCCCTGCGGCATTCCATTGCTGGCGTAGTTCGTTGCGGCCTGGTTGATCGCGGCCTGGACTGCGGCGGTGTCGTCGGTGGTGTTGTCGAACTTCGCGCCCCATGCCTTCGTGCTGATGAGCGGCATGTCGGCATAGCCGGCGGTGCCATCGGATCGGATGACCTTGGCCTGATTCGCGACAGCGCTGTATACGCTCCCGGCTCCCCCCACGAGATCCACCGAATCCGGTAGGTTTCCTCCGCCTGTTGCAACCCTGACGGTCATCTAACTCCCCCAGTACGCATTCATCAGTAGGTGCTCAGGGCGGGCATTTCCACCTTCGTGGCCGTGACGGGCAGCGTGACCGATGACGCTGGGGTCAGCGACGGCGCCGACACACCGCCGGCGCCGGGCACGTTCTCCATGATGTACGTCCCGGTCGCCGAGGACGAAACGATCCCGATGTAGTAGAGCCCCGACGAGAGGGCCTGTGAAGCGGAGAACGCGACGAACTGGGCGCCGTACGTGCCCGCCTGAGCTGTGCTGGCGCTGGACCCGAGCAGGTTGCCGCCCGCGTCACGGATCGTCACCACGATGTTCCCGTTGACGGTGCCCTCGTTATAGAAGCACAGCCCGGTGAGCGTGAGCCTTAGCGGGATCTGGAGAGGCGCGAGATACTCCTCGTTCGCCGCCAGGATGGTCGACCCGTACGGCCCGAAGCCCACGGGCTTGAACAGGGTGGTCGACGTAGCCGGGACGGGCACGTAGTTGAACGAGTCCCGGAAGACGGCGGCCGCGGGCTTGGCGGTGACCTGGTCGTTGTGGTAGAGGCCCCAGTTATCGGCCGTGACGGTGGTGTCCGTGCCGCTGTCGTACTCGCAGAAGACGAAGGCGCGCTCGACGTAGGGGATCTCGCGCATCCGCTGGAAGGCGTGGCTGATGTAGGCGGCCTGCAGCGCCTCGGTGACGGCAGCGGTGCCAGTTCCCGTGGCCTGCCCCCACTCGTTGAGCCATATCGGCTTGTCGCCGTCCCCGTTGGTGGCCATGAGCGCCTGGATCGCCGAGATGCGAGTCCAGCCGTTCGTCAAGGTCTCCGATCCGGCGAGCGGGTCGTTCCCGTTGCCGTAGGAGTGATAGGCCAGCACGTCGAAGTAGCCCTGCGCGCCGGCGGCGTACACCTCCGTCAGCCAGTACGTGTCGAGGTTGATGCCGCTGGTGTTGCCCTCGGTTCCCCCCGGCGCGATGCCGCCCAGGAGCACGAGCGCGGTCGAGTCCGCAGCCTTGATCACCGGGTAGGCGGCCTGGAGCAGCGACACGTACGTCGCATAGCCCGTGTTGTCGGAGAACATGACCGAGTTGTTCGGCTCGTTCTCGATCTCCCACCAGTGACAGCCGTACTTGCCGCGGTCCTTGTAGCGGCCCACGCAGGCGCTCGCAAAGCTGGCGTAGTCCGCGGGGTCCGTCGGCGGCACGTTCCAAGACTCGCTGCCGTTCGCCCAGCCGGGGCAGAAGCACAAGAGGAACTGCACGCGAAGGCCCTGGGCGTCGGCCGCGTCGTAGATCGCGTCGGCCTGCGTCCAGGTGAAGGAGCTGCCGTTGGTTGGCTGCACCTGATCCCACTTCAACGCCACACGGACCGCGTCCGCGCCGAGACTCGCGATCAACGCCATGTCGGTCGCAAGCTCCTCCGTCGTCATCGTCCACTGGGAGGAGTCGGTGGCGATCCCGAGCCCCTGCCTATGGATGGGAAGTAGCGACGAGACCGAGGCGGTGCTCAGAGCCGATGCGGCGAGGCCGCCAAGATCGGTGGCTTCGACGCCCGTGTCGATGATCGCGTCCTTGGTAACCGAGTCGTCGTCGGCGCCACCGAGGCCACCCAGCGCCTGGACGTCAATATTCGTCCCGTCGGTGCATGCGATCAGCACCTGAGTCGTCGTCCCGGCCATCGTCGGGATCGCCACGGCCTCTGAGTCCGTGCCGTCCGACACCGTCAACGTGCGGCCACCCGTGCTGTCCTGCGTCAACGTGAACAGCGCCTGATACCCGGCGGCGATCGGGTCGACGGTGATCGTGAGGTCCGCGTCCAGCGTCCCGTGGATCATCTGCTGTTTCGCACCGGAGAACTCAAGCGTGTACGCCGACCCCATGTTCCCCGGCGTGGCCTGGGACCCGGTGAGTATCGAAGCCGGGATCTCACCCGGACCCCCAGCGCCCGGCAATGTGATATCCGCTGCTGCGACCGGATCCGCGGGCTGGCGCTGACTCGCGGTCGAGTCATACAGGTCGATGACCTGGCCGCTCGCGACATAGCCCGGGATACCACCCGGGTTCGCGCCGTTCGCGCCCGTCGTCAGCGGCTGAGACAGGGGTGTCGTCATCGCCGCCGACGTGTAGACCGAAACCTGCGTCGTCGTCCCGCGCTCATAGACGTACACCGAGTGGTTGTTCAGCGCGTTGCCGTTGGAATCCCAGAGCGTCCCGTTACCGAGACCCTGAAGCAGAACCGCGGACGCCACGGCTAGTTCCTCACCCGGACCGGCGTGTAGCTGGCGAGATCCCCGTCGAAGACCTCGAAGTGCCCCGCCGTCGGCACCAGCGCCGCGTGACCACGCGCGTTGACCCACTGCACCAGCAGGCCATCGGCAACGTAGTGCGGGCGGTCCAGCAGGTCGCCCTCCACGACACGCTCGCCGAGATGCCCGCCGACATACCGGACCGTCGCCGGATCCACGGAACGCACCCTCATGCCGCACCCAGCCTCAGGACGTCCACGCGGACCGAGCCGGCAGCCGCCGCGGCCCACATATCGCTCTGTACGGGCACCAGCAGCGGTCCGGGGCTCGTGCCGGCCTTCACCTCAAACCCGGTCGAGGAGGAGACGCCTGCGGGCCCCAGGAAGATCGAGGTCGACGGATCGCGGTTGACGATCAGCACCGTCTCACCCAGCGACGAGTCGGGCGCCAGCAGCGTCGGGTCGACGGTGACGATCACCTGCTCGCTCGGAGCCGAGACGGGCGTCGGGATCGGTGCGTAGGGAAGCTCGACCCACGGCGGCACGCTACAGAGCCTCCACCTGCAGCACGTCAACCCGGGCCGTCCCCGAAGCCGAGACCGCCCAGACCTCTGTCTCGGGCGGCAGGGCCACCGCAGAGCCCGACAGGGGCGTTCCGGCGGTGACCTCAAGGCCCGTGGAGGACGACACGCCCCGCGGTCCGACGAACACCGACGCGCTCGCCGCCCGGTTGACGATGACCGCGCTCTGCCCGTTAGGGATGGGGGCGATGAGCCTTGCGCCGGCCGTGGTGACAGCCACCTGGGCGGATGCGACAGCCACAACCTACGCCGTCCCCCGCGGGATGAGCGCCCCGCCCGTACGGAGGTCGCTTTCGGACATCGCCGCGTAGCAGTAGTCCCACACGTCGCTCCACAGCACCCCGTCGAACAGCCTCGGCTCGCCGTCATCGCCGAGAGCTTGCCGTGGGATCCGATACTCGCCCGGGTTGGCCTTGACCCGCTCGCCAGCCTCGGTGAGGCGGTTGGCGTACTCGACCGACCCCCTGACCAGAACCGTCACGCCGCCGCCTCAGACCGATGCTCATACAGCCAGTCGACGCCGTGCTCGACCATCACCCGGACGCACTGATCGTCGCTCATCGTGGTCGGCCGCTTGCCCGTCGCCTTGCGCCAGTCGTCGATCTCGCGCCGCGCGAGCTGCGCGTCGGTCTCGACCGGGCGCGTCGGGACGCTCGTCTCAGTCATCGGCCCACGGCGGTTTGAGATCGGAGTCGGAGAACTGTTTCGCGGCCCGGTTATAGAGGGTCGTGAGAGGCGCCTTCAACTCCGTGAGGTTGTTCGTGTTCGCACGGCTCGCGGCCGCTGAGATAGCAGCGAGCACGCACTTGGGCTCACCATCGACGACCGAACCGATCGGGTACTTGTAATCGCCGAAGTTGTCCGACGAACCCCCCCCCTCGCACCACAAGAATCCCTGGGCGTACTTCGCGTTCGGGGTGTCACCATCGCCGTCGCAGCCCGCCCACTTCGCCAGTGCCTTACGCGCCGCCGCGCCATCCCAACTCGTGTCGCGGTCCGCGAAGCTCCACGACGGGACCGACAGGACACCCTTGCCGTCCATGAACTGCAGGCCCTTCGGCACGTAGGTCGTCTGCTGCACCACCGGCGTCGCCTCGCCATCCAAGCTCACCTTGTCGCCCGCGACCGTGTACGGCACCGCGACAAACCGGTCCTCCGCCGCCGGCCCGTAGCAGCAGAAGTAGGCGATGTGGTTATCCAGGTCGATGTCGTCGAGATAGACCCACACCTCATCCACGTAGGACGGGGGCGTGCCGACCGTGCCGAGCATCTCCGCGCCCTGCTCTGAGAGCTGCATCGAGACGTCCGAGAGCATCGCCTTTAGCCCCGAGGCAGCCTTCCCATCCGAGGGCTTGGCCACCACGCCGGAACCCTCGCAGTCCGGGCACTCCATGTGACCCTCTCGGATCGTGCCCTTGCCGTCACACGTCGAGCAGACCACCTCACCGTCGCCTGGGTCACGCGGCTTCGCGGACTTCTTCGGGCTGTTCGGCTCCTCGTCGGCGTCCGAGTCATCGTCGCTGGTTCCGTCATCAGTCCCCTCGTCGGTGATGCCGAGGACATCCTCAAGCGCGGCCTTCGAGTCGGCGTGCGCCTTCGCCGCCGCGATCATCGACTGTGCCGCGTCCGTCAGGTGATCCTCCATCTGATCGTGCGCGGACAACGCCGACTCGATCTTCGAGCGGTTCGTCTGCGAGATCATCCGGCCGGCCTTCTCGTCCGAGACCTGCGGCGCGAGGAACTGCGTCAGGACCGCATGCTTGGCGAACGTCACATCGTCCCGATCGGCGCCGTGTTGCTCGGCCCGCTCGATCCGCAGCCACGCACCCGCCGGCGGAGGCTCCGCGCCGTCATGCGCACGCTTGAACAGGGTCGTCAACTCCTCATAGCGCCCCACCCGCGACTCGCCGCTCATCGCCGTCAACTCCGGATCGGTCAGCGGCCACACGCCCAGAAGCTGCGCCATCTGCGAATGCGCCTTCTGGGACATCGCGATCGGCGCCCCGGTGAATGACTTCATCACCGTCTCGAAGATCGAATCGGGGTTCGCGGGAATCGACACGCACGACACCTCGAACAGCTCGACCTCCTCGATCGTGAACGTCGGACCGTCCGGGCCCATCTCCACATCACGGGTGAAGTAGCCGCCGATCGAGAACGTCTTCACGAGCCCCAAGCGGATCGCGTTGTACGCCGCCTTCTGATAGTCCGCGGCGTCCGGCCCGGGGTTCGGGATCGTGACCGAGACGTAAAGCCCGGTCGCGTCGGTCCTAGCGGACGTGACCGTCCCGATCGGACAGTTCATGTCGTGCTGCCACAGGCAGATTGGATTGCTGCTCAAGTAGCCCGGCAGCGACGCGTCGAACGCTCCCTTGGCGACGGATTCTCCATCGCGATCAACGCCCCACGAGCTGGCATACCCACTCAAAACCAGGTCACCCGAACCCCCACCGTCCAGTTCTACCGACGGCGCCTTGGTAAACGCGACATCCAGAAAGAGCTTCTCCCGGGTGCGGTTCCGAGCCGGGGCAGACCTCGTGGCGCTCACCCGCGAAACGCTACATGAGCGTGCAGGCGCCGCTGGATCAGCCGCACAGCAACACGATGTGCTTCACCGAGCACAGCGCCGCGAGGATCTGCTCACCAGTCATCATCACCGCCGTGCCGGCCGGTCCGATAGGCCCCTGCGGACCAGTCAGACCACGCAGTCCCGGCAGGCCGCGAATCCCCGGCAAGCCACGAGGTCCCGCCGGACCGCGAGGCCCCTTCTCAATGACGGTGGTCGTCGTGTCGTGCGCGATCGTCGTGGTGACGTGCTCCGCGATGGTCGTGATCCCACCGTTGGCGCTCGTCGTCGCCGGCGCGGTCGAGGTGGCGGTGCTCGTGACCGTCGAGATCGTCGGATGCGACCCGGGTTGCGTGACGGTCGTGGTGGTTCCCGCAGGTCCCGGACGCCCCGGAGGGCCAGCAGGGCCGCGGGCGCCGCGCAACCCCGGCTTGTGCTTGACCACCACCCGCAGCCGGTTGATCTGCCGCTGCTGCCGAGCGATCATCCGCTGCGCCGACTCGACCGCGACGTGACGGGTGGGCTCCAAGGTGCGAGTGGCGACGACCGACCCGGCGATCGAAGCGGCAAACAGGACCGCCACGTACACCTTCGACGCGGGCGCGAGGAATGCTCGGGCCGCCTTGCGGATCACGGCCCTGACGGCGGCAGACCCCGTGCCGGTTTCGCAGTCACCTGAGGGATAGCGTCGCAGGACAATCTGCGCTCCTGAGCCCACGCAAGCAGATCCCGAGCATGAGCCCGCTTGTCCGCGAGCAGCAGGGCCCCCTGGTCAACCCGCTCGCGAATCACGGCACCGACAGCCGCCCCCCGGAAGTAGGTCGCCAAGCCATCCCGTGTGTTGTTGGTCCGAATGCAGGACCGCTTGTCCGTCCCCCATCCCACGGCGATACAGGCGAGGATCGCTGCGGCAAATAACACCGGGCTCCCGGGACGACGTGTGACCAGAGAATCAGGCCAACGCTTCATGACTACGGCTTCAGCGCGGTGCAGTCCGTCAACGTCAGCGACGCCGCCTCCTGCTTCGCGGCCGCCAGTCGAACGCTATACGGCGGAAGCCCGAGCTTGACCAGCTCCTCGCTGAACGGCCGGCTGCCTTCGGTCGCTTGGATCAGGAGGGTCTTGAGCTTCCCGACGAGCTTGTCGGACTCCCTGCACACCTGGAAGGTCGTGTTCTGCCGCGCCCGCCTGCCCTGCAGGACAAGCGCTTGGGTGGACTGTGCGATCCCGTGAGCCTCGGAGGCGAGACGGTGATTGGCGTGGTTGAGCACGGTGACGCGCCACAGACCCAACCCGGCGACGACGATGACGCAGGCGTACAGGATGTAGTTCGACAACCGAATGGCGCGCTGCTCAACTCGGAGTTGGACGACCTCCGTGCTCAGATCCGCGTGCGATGCGAAATCGTCGGGCTCCTGCGGTGCGAGATCGTCAGTCATAGATGATGGGTGGTCGCGAGTTGCAGCAGGGCAGCCATCGGCACGCACCGAACCACGATCTTGCCGACCAAGCACTCCCACCGCGACAGCGTCAGCCTGAGATGGCGGTACAGCCAATCGTTGAAATCGGAGTCCGGACAGTTGACGGTGGGCGTCATGATCCCTCCTCTGGTTGCTTCTCCGGCAGGCGGCTCGCCGGTCCCTGACCGGTGAACTTACCGAGAACGTCCTCCGCGGCGCGCGCCACCGGCAGGCCCATCAAACCGATCGCGGCCGCGTACAGCCAAGGCCGATCGCTCTTATCCGCAAGCGTCTCATAGGCCATGATGGCGACCCCCAGAAGGAACGACACGACTCGCGTGACCATCCCCCAAATCACGTCGAAACGGGTCATTCATGCGATCCCTCAAACGGGGTGCTCATCACCTTCTCGACCGATGGCGCTGCACACCCCAGACGCTACACCGCAGCGCAGGCGACCCCAGCGGCTAGGAGAGCGCCGAGGCCAACTCGGCCGTAGCAGCATCATCCACCGGCGCCTCGGCGCGAACCGCCGTCCGCGAGCACTGGGGATGCTGGATCGGATTCTCGCGATATTCGCTAAGAGCCCAGACCTGACCGTTGGCCTCTCTACAATTGTGCACGATGATTCCTTCTGCGAGGTACCACCGTTGCCGCGTGGCAAGATTGTAGGTACGCCCAATAAACGCACGCTTGCGCACCTGGAAGACATTCTGCGCATGCATGAGACGGGCCATTCGATCCGCCAGATCGCTGAGCACACGGGTCTCAGTCGAGTCACCATCAGCAACCGCCTCGTCCTCGCGGGACGAGACACGCGCCATCCCCGCTCTGTTCGTGAGGAGGCCCGGGCGATCGACCTCTACCTTGACGGCGCCTCCGCCAGTGAGGTCGCCACCACCCTTGAGGTCGGCAGAGATGCCGTGGAGAACCTCATGCGACGGAAGGGTGTTCTCCGTAGCCCGAAGCAGGCCGGTATTGTCTCCGCTGCGCGTAGCACCCCCGAGCGTCGTCTCGCTCGCGTCAGGGCCGCCCAGCATGCTTGGCGTGGTTCCCGCCAGACAGACGCCGCCCTGGCCGCCAGCGCCCGCGGACGCGAGCGGCTTGGTACGCATGGCAGCGAGCAGGAGAGCCTTCTCGCAAAGCTGTGCTACCAGCGCGGGCTCGACCTTCGCCCCCAAGTCGCCGCAGGTCGCTACAACGTGGACCTCGCTACCGACTCCATCGCCGTGGAAGTCGCCAGTACGAGTCGCCTTGCATACGAGCCCGCCCGAAGCCGCAACCTCCGCAAGATTCACTATCTCCTCGATAGCGGTTGGCACGTCATGGTCGTCTGGACGGTCTGGACTACCGGCCCGAAGACCCGCCAGCCCGTGAGCATCGCGGCAGCCGACCAGGTCGTCGCCTTCGACGAGTTCGCTCGCTCGCACCCATCCTCGCCGCGTGAGTATCGGGTGGTTTGGAGTGCAGGTGATCTCATTGCCGTCCGACGTGGCGACTTCGACGACCTCCCCTTCGTACCACCGGGAGTAAGTCGCTCGAAGCTCCGGCGCAACAACTAGCGTCGAGCCAACGAAGCACGCCTCGTCGGACTCGGTCCCGTCGAGGATCTGCACGTGCGTCGCCCCGAGTCGCTCCAACGAATCCGTCTGCGCGCCGTTGAACGCCAGCGCCGACTCTGTGCGCGCAATCACCTCAGCGCGAGCTGCGTCGGCCTGGTCGAACACCCCCATGATCCCCGGGTAGCCCTCATCCGGGTAGCCGTTCGCGATCTGAGGGATGCTGTAGGAGCGCCTCAGGCCCTCCACGACCACATCGTCGATCGCCTGGCGAGTCGTATCGTTGACCCGGGTGACGAGCCCCGAAAGATGCTTGGCGACCGCATCGGCGACGCTGCCCATCTCCTCCGACGTGAAGTCCGCGTTGATCGCCGCGTCGACGCCCTGCGCTGACTGGTACGCCGCCTCGCGCGCCGTTGGCTGATAGACGCCCTTCAGCGCGTCGTTCTCCTCGCCGGCGGGGAACAGATCCTTGATCGTCAGGTCATCCTTCTTCTTCTTCGGGGAGTGACGCAGCCGGGCCGCCCGGCCATTGACGTCCCCGAAGTCGCTCAGGCGGTCGATGACGCGGCCGCGCTGCTCCCGGAAGAACGAGCGGAACATCGGCTCGTACAGGTCGACCGCCTGGCGCAGCGACACCGCCTGGGTGTCGCGCATCGACTGATGCTCGACCGGCATGTCGGCGGTCTTCAGGATCGGCTCAAAACCGCGTGGCAGCGCTGGCGGCTGCCACTCCTTCCGGGCCAGCGCCCGCGGGCTCGCCCACACCCGCGCCAGCCCCACAGCCGCATGCTTCAAACCCGGTCGGGTCGGCTCAACCGGGGTCAACGAAACCGCCTTGCCGTCCGCTGGATCCGACGGCTCGTCATCCGAGCCGCCCCCATCACCACCATTCGCTCTCGCGAGCGCCCGCAACGCCGCGACGACCTCCAGCTGGGACTTACCCGACGCCGCAGCGATCGCGGCCGGCAGACCCGCGAGATGTTCTTCGAGCGTCGGCGTCCTGCCCGTGTTCGGATCCGGTCCCGGCGGCAGAGCCCCAGTCCCGGTCGAACCGATCGGCGCCGCGCCACGCTCGGGGTTCGCGTCCATCGGCATCGATGTCGCCGGCCGCGGAGGCTGCCCCGCGATCTCGATCGGGATCAGGTTGTTCGGGATCAAGATCGTGTCCTGCTGGTCATAGCCGCGATCCCCGGGCTGCAACGGCGCGAGGCTCATCGCTTTGCGCGACTCGCGCATACTCGCACCCGCCCCCAGCATGTCCTTCGCATAGCCGATCCGGACCGACATCGGCTCGTTCGCCTCAGGCTCCTGGCGGAACACCACGTCCCACAAGCTCGCCAAGCCGAGCGTCAGTCGCTCCGACGTCCGGCGGGCGCGCGGGATCATCGCCCGCAGAAAGATGACCTGGGCGTCCTCCATCTTGTAGTTCGCGTTCTCCATCAAGCCGCCCAGCATCGGCGCGGGAACCCCCCACGCCGCGAGCGTCTCATCCTTCGTGACGCCCATCAGATCCACGACGCCCGCCGCGGCCGGCCCCTGCGTGATCGGCTTGTAATCCGTCGAACCGCCAGCGCCCGCCTCCGCGATCAGCATCTTGTACGCCGCGGAATCCCCCGCGAACTGCGACTCGTAGGTGGCCTTGAGCCGCTCGAACTGGATGTCGGACATCGTGCCCGAGATCGTCAAGACCCCCGAGATCCGCGCGCCGTTCTGAAAGAACCCCGTGATATGGCCGCCCTGCGCGACCGCGCGATCCGCGACCGACGCGATCGCCTCGACCGTCCCCATCCCGTAGTTCGGGTCCATCGGATTGGGATACTTGAAGTGGATCACCTCATCCGCGTCATACGGGATCTGCAAGCCGTTCGGCATCGAGTAGACGTAGCCGCTGACCGTCCCGTCCGGGGTCAACGCGATCTGCACCCGCTCCGGACGCAGCCGAAACAGCGACTTGGGCTGACCGATCCCGTTGCGCTCATTCTTGAGCAGGTAGTGGTTGCCGACCATCTCCAGGTCGGTCAGGATCGCCTCGATCATGTCGAAGTACGTCCACCGCGGGTTGGGCTGGTGAAGCAGCGACACGAGATCCGCGGGCGGGGCTTCGATCACCTCGCCCGTGTCGTTTACCAGCGCCCACGGGTACGCCGCAGCGGTGCTCGCGACAAGTGAGACGCACTGAAAGATCCAGGATGGCGACTGCTCCGTGCCGCCGTAGGCGCTCAGCAGCTTCGCGAGCCGCGCCGGCCCTGTGCGATACCCCGTCGCGAAGCTGTTCTCATACGACAGGAAGCCGCCTGAGAGCCCGCCTGCGGCCGGTGTGGGGGCTCCGATGCCCTTGCGGAACATCTCCATCATCTCCGGCCCGTCCAGCGTCTTGAGCGGCACGTGGCTGGGGTAGGAGCCATCCGCGCGCGGCTCGACCTGCCGACCCCGGATGCGAGACAGCCGCGCCACTAGACGCCCTTCGTCTCAAACCGTGTCGTGTGCGCCGGCGGTAGGCACCGGGCGTGCGCGGCACCGTCGCGGAACGGACGGATCGGCTCGCTTGGCTTGATCGTCTGGTTGCAGATCAGGCAGCGACGACCGAGCAACCCGGAGACGTGCCCGATCAGACGGGAGAACACCCGGTGAAAGCTACCGATCCGCGCAAGCGGACCCGCACCAACGCCTACCGGAAGTCGTCGCCGTCGATCCGCGACTCGCGCTGCGGCGGAACCGGCAGCCTCCCAGCCGGCGCCGGAACGAGATCCTCAACGACTGCCTGCATCGCCGGGACGATCCGGATCTGATTACCGAGCACCCGCAACTCCACGCGCTGCAAACGCTCCTCGTTCTCCGCATCCGCGACATAGCCCGTAATCGGGACGCTGCCCTGCGCGTCCGCGAACAAGGTGCCGTGCAGTCTCATGCGCTCAGCGTACCGGATGCGAGCTGGCTGAGTTGGAAGTCCGCGTAGCCCTGCAGCATCCCGATCGCGTAGATCGTCTGCTGCTCCAAGGGGGCATCCTCGGACAGGATCCACGGCACATCGTTGATCCTCGCCAAACTCCGGGCCGTCGCGATGAGTTCGCCGGCGCCCTTCGCCGACATGCGCACGCTGATCTCCTCGGCGCTCACGACTCCGGCACCGGAGCCTCGGGCGCGGTCTTGGGCTTCCCGTCCACGGCCGCCCGCGACTGGCGCGGCTTCGGCCTGCTCGGCGCCACCGCAGCGCTCAGAGTCGCGATCGCCTGCTGTAGCTCCTCGACGCTGACATCGAACACCGCCCGCGGGATCCGCTTGCGGCCACCCTGCTCGCCGCCCGGTAGATCGAACTCAAGTCTGCCGTCCTCATCCATCGCGACGGACGTGTGGATCTCAACCCCGTGGCGTCTCGCGGCGACCTGCGCGCTGAGCCTCATTTGGTGCTCCCCTCCTCGTCAGATGTGATCTGCGGAGTATAACGACGCGACAGCGAAAACGCGGGCGTAGCCGATCAGGTTCAGGGTCGGGATGCCCAACGTGCTTTGACTCAAATTGGACGAAGCAGTCATCCGACCAGCGTCCCCTGTGCATCGAAGCGATCCCATGCATCACTCACGGCTCGCGACCCCGGAAATAGGTCCTCGAAGTCGTCGCCAATCCGAGCGCCGAGCCAACGGAACAGCCATGAACAGAACGCCGGGGGCTTGCTGCCGGTCACGTAGCCCTTGGGCTTCGAGCGAAAGGTGTACTGCTCGGGCGAACAGACGAGCGTGTCTCGTAGGTCGCTTGCGGGCGGACGAGCCCACTTCACGATCACTGGCTCCCAGCCGAAGACGCCGTGACCGCTCATCGGAGGCGCAATTGGCTTGTGCCACGATAAGACGCGCACCTCCGGCGGGCAGTAGCTGAGCACCTCTTGCAGAGCCCGGTTCGACGTGGACAGCGCCCAGCCGTCGAAGTGGCCGAGAGTATCGACTAGCTCAAGATGGTCGACCTCGCCGGCGTAGTCGGGATGCTCGCCGTAGTGGCGCTTCGCCTGGCCTGGGTAAGGCGGGTCGGCGTAGGCAAGCATCTTCCCCTCCTTGACGATCTCGGGGTCTGTCATCGAAATCTCCCCTCACCCTCCGTTTGTACGCTCGCTCTCCGGCGGGATCAACGGCCAAAACCGCGCCTCGACCTGCCGGATCTCCTGCGCCCGCTCATACAACTCCGTCACGACACCATCATCCTCGACCGACTGGCGCTCCAGATACTCCGCGTAGCTGACCGCCCGCGCGTTCGCCCAACCCCGCTGAGCAGCATGCAACGCCCGCCCATCAAACCGCACCCGCTCCCACTCCTCCCGCAGCCCGAGCGCATGACGACGCCGCGCCTCCGTATCGACCCTGCGGATCACACGCCCGCTCTCCGCCAAACGCCACGCCAACCGCGCAGCCGCCAGCGCATCCACCTCCGCGTCATGCGCGTCCTCCAGGTCGATCCCACGCCACGTCTTGCACGCCCCCGCGAGATTATGCCGGGCGACACTCGCCGGACGATACATGTCCAGGTGACGGTCAATCACCAGCGGGTCGATCACCGGCGCCTTGACCTGCTGGAAGACCGCCAGCAGCTTCCCGTCCTCATGGCGCCGGCACTCGCGGTCCATGATCGTCAAGTCAAACCGGGCGTTGAAGACGACCAGCGCCCGAGAGAAATCCGTCAGGACCCCCACCAGCACCGTCAACAGGAATCCGAGCGCTGCGCCCGGCGCCATGCCCTCCTCCCGGGCCCGCTCGGTCGAGATGCCGTGAACGTCGGTGGCCTCCTTCGGGATCTCAACGCCCGGATCTACGATCAGCGACGTGACATCCGTCGGCTGGCCGCCCCCGGTGACCGCGACCGTCGCGGACACGATCCGGGCGACCTCCGGGTCCGTCGAGGTCGTTTCGAGGTCCAGGGAGACGATCTGGCGGTGATGCCAGCTCTCGATCACCGAGGTCATTGCTCCTCGTCTCCCCAGTAGGTCTGCAGTCGGAAGTCGCCACCCGTCGTCGTGCAGTCTTCGCAGTAGACGATCTTGCCTCCCGTGCTGCCGTCGAGGGCGCTGTTGCCGCCAAAGATGTCCGCCAGCAAGCCGCCGATCACAGGATCGACCTTCCGGCCGAGATAGTCATCGGCTGACCCTTCGATGTACTGATCGCCGATCTTCAACTCGTGACGACAGCCCGCGCAGATCATGGTCGTTTCCCTATCCTGTGCAGCAGTTTTGGGTTTGCGTATGTAGTGGCCGTCTGCGTAGAAATCACAAGGAGGTCGCCTCGCCGACCCCTGCTTCATCGAAGCGCCTCGGCGATCAAACGCAGCTCCTTGCACGCCCAGAGCAGATCCGGCGCATCCTTCATCGCCGATGGCTTGTCGACATCGACGTTGAGCAGCGCGATTCGCTTTCGCACGGCCGCCACACGATCCGCCAGAGTCGAGCACTCGATTTGACGTACAAGCTGGACCTGTTCGCGGCTTACCTCGACGGGATCAACGACGTACGGGGAAGTCGCTCATGAGTCAGATCATCCGGCGCAACGATTCCGGCCAGACGCCTGAAATCGTCGCGCGTCAACTGGGTGATCGTCTGGCCGTTCGCGGTGTTGACCAGCCTGATCGCTCTCTCGCTGACGCCTTGCTCGGAACGCGGCTGCTCGCTCATCCCGCACCGCCGTCCGCGTCCGCCAGTTTCCAGGTCATCCCGACATAGGCATGTTCGTCGCGCTCGACCCTTCCTTCGCGTTCCAACGCGAGCAGCTCCACAGCGGCCTCTCCGAGCGAACACCGAGCAGCAGAGCTGAAGTGCTCAGTCGGGTGAGCGGCGTGCTCAGCAGCCGCGAAAATCCTGTCGCGCCGGCGACACCGACCGGCGCTCAATGCCTGCGTCATCCTGGGATCACCTCGGGCCAGTACATAGCGATGTCGACCTGATCGCGCTCGAAACGGTCGCCCGGCGCGGTCCGCTGTGGTTCGTCCCCGGCCAGCGCACAGAGGTCATTGACCGATGGGAGCGGATCGCGGTCGTCGGCCTCGGCCCACGCCTCGATGACGGTTTGCCTCATGAGCGCCCCCTCCTGGCAGCGATGCACTCCGGGCACGACACCGGATTCCGCGACTGCCCACCCGGAAGCGAAATGCCGCCGCCGCACGCAATCGGCGTCCACCACGCATCGTCGTCGTTCGGGACTAGTGGCAGGTGCCGAACGCCCTCACGATCAAGCAAGCTCCAGCGCCGGCGATAGCTCGCCGGATCAGAGCGGATCTCCTCATCGGTGCGCGCGCGGATAGACGTATATTTGCTCATGGTCGGTTCGCTCTCTGCGCGCTGACATAGCCCGCGCACATCTAGGCAACCTCGCCAGTATGGATGTCGGTTCCGAGTGCACCGTCGATGATCTGCAGCCAACCGTCCGAGTCGAGATGGCTCAAGATCGACGACGTATCCGTCATGGCCATATGCTCGGCCATCTCCCGCCGGCCGACGGCGGAATCCTCAAAGACCGGAGAGATCGGCGTGCCCTCACTGACCGTCTGCCAAAGCTGAATGCCGTACGGGCACTCCTCGCTCTCGGGCGGCAGCGGATGACGCAGATAGAGAGCCGGATCCGGCGGGCCGCCGTCGTACTCCTCGAACGTGTACGGATCGCCGTCGCGCTCCTCAAGCCATTCCGGGCGCTCGCCGCGCTGCCACGCCTCACGATCATCCCACCACTCGCGGATCGCCTCGTCATAGGTTCTGAGATACAGCGGATGAAGCGAATCGTCAGATGGGCCTCGGGAAGCCCCGAAGCGCTCAGCCTGCTCCCGGCACGTCGGATGCTTGTAGTCAAGGGGGACGCGATAGACCTCCCGCCCGCTCGCCATGATCATCCTCACGCTGGCACCAGACCCATCGCGCGGTCCACATACCGGTCAAGCTCCCGGACCGCCCGGACGCCCTCCTGCTCAGCCAGTTCCCGCAACGACGGCAACCCCGTCGACATCGAATGCAGGATCTCCTCCCGCGACGCCAGACGCCCCTCGGCCCACCACGAGACGTGCAGCGGCTCTCCCATGTCGAACAGGACCCCGCGCCCGTCCGGCACCTCAAACGGCTTATAGCGCCCCTGCTTCGTCGTCCACACGACGATCACGCCCGGGTTGCGTTTGATCGCGATCCCCGGCGCTTCCTCAACGACCGGCAGGCCAGCCTCGCGCCGACGCATATGCGGCCGGCTGAGGAACGGGCAGTTACGCGCCGACCATTCCGCACAGTCCCGGTGCGACGGCGGCTCAGCACTCGTCCGGTTGACCGCGCACATCGGCCCCGCGACGAATGAGACATGCGCGCCGAGCTTATCGCCGCACACCCAGCAGCGACGCTGGCGCAACGCGAGTGCGTAGCGGTCTTGGGACATGATCCGAAACTCGGGCTCACCGGACCCCATCGGGCACGCTCTCTCGTCCTGTATCCACTCCACGAACCACGGGACGGGATAGCCGCGGTGAACGGGCAGAGCCCGCATCCGTCGTGGTAGCTGCTCGAGTTCTGGGCGCATAGTCTCGATCATCGCCTGCCTGCCTTTCCGTAGGACCCCGTCCGGGGCGGGTCGATCAGCCGGAGTATAACGCAGCGCCGAGCAGACCGATCAGCCGAGCACCCTGAGTCTCGCGCCCCCATCCGGCGCGGAAACATTGAAAGCATGGACCGCCGCATCATTCAAATCGTCGCGCGGGCCCGTCGGAAAGGCAAGCAGCTCCGCCTCAAACGCGCGAGTCCAACGCTCCCCCGACGGATGCCACACCCGGCCCGCGCGATACGCGTTCGAGAACGAAATCGCCCGAAACGCCTTATCGCCCCGCGGCTTGACCGGAATGATCGGCAGGCGGTGAGACACGTTGAGATGCTGGATGATCGCGCCGCCCTCATTCACATCCTCAATCGCGATCGCCTCCGGCATCCACCCCATGTCACGCCACGTCTCGAACTTCTCCACGATCGCGTCCTCCTGTCGCGGCGCCGGCAGACGATCACGGTACGCGTCAATCACCCACACCTGATCGCCCCGAAAGCCGAGCGTCACGATCGCCGTGTAATCCCCCCTCGCGGCATCACGCCCACCAGCCGTATCCACGCCCATGATGACGCGATCAAAGCTCGACGGCAGCTCGCCGCGCTGAATCCAGTTCGGGTCATAGATGTTGCCCTTCAGGACCGACGTGTCACCCTGGTAGATGAGCTGGAAAACCAGCTCGTCGTTCTCGCGGAGCTTGACCAGATCCTCCCGAGACTGCGCGCTCGGCCATAACGCCATCTCGCCCCACTCAACCTCCATGTTGCGCTGATCATGCGAACACGGGTTACGGCCCTGCGCCGACTGACCACACTGCGTGCATTTCACGATCCGATCCCAGTAACCCAACGCCGGCATGTGCAGCACATGGAAGTTCAAGTCGTCGACGAACAGCGGGAACAGGTCACGCTCGCCGAACCGGGTCATCAACACCACCATCCGCGTGCGCCGGTCGCCGCCCGGGGGACGCGAGCTGGCCGGGAAACGCTGGATGATCGTGTTCGTCACCTTCGCGCGCTGGCCCTCCATCGTAACCTCAGACCGCGCCTGATCCCACGTCGACGGGTCATCCAGGATGATTTCGTCAAAGCGCCGGCCGAGGATCGGGCCGTCCATCCCCATCGCCGTCAAACCCGGGTTCGGGCCCGACGGCGTGTTGGTGAAGAACATCTCCTTCGTCGTCCAACGCCGATTCGGGTCCGGTGTCACATCGCCGAACGTGTTGGCGTAAGTTTCGCTCATCACCGTCTGCTGAACAGCCCGGCTGAAGCCCTCCGCCTGGGTCGCCGTATTAGAGATCAGGCCGATACGCAGATTGCCGTGACGGTGCCCCAACTTCCACGCCGGGTAGATCCACGACCCCAACGTCGAATTATGCGTGGCGACTAGCTGCTCGCCGGCGAGATAGACGCCGCCCTGCACCTGGATGCACTGGCCGGGATATTCGCCGACGTGCTGGACGTCGACGACGAACCTCCGCCTTGCCCGTTCAGTGATGGTCGCCCGTAGCCGCGACGCCTTATACGGGACCGTGCAGCACTCACTCGCACTATCGGCCGTGAACAGCAGCCGCCAATAAGGTCCGTGGTCGACGCCGTTGAGCATCGCCCGCGACTCGCATACGGTCGGCTTGAACCCGAGCGACGCCAACAGCAGACGCACGCCGTCTCGCAACTCCGGGAGCGTTGTCGCGTAGGCACACTGGCCGCTGGTGATATGAACGTCGCCGTCCGTGTCGATGAGGCCCTGCAGCAGACGTCGGCGCTGATTCACGCTCGCGATCTGATAGATCGCAGGGATGTGCTTATGCCCGAGCAGCCCCGCGGCACGCAGATCCCCCACGAGCCCCCTTACGGTGATCGACGCGGTGCCGCGATGCGGACGCTCGCGCATATTCCCGTCCAGCCAACGGTAATGCTCGACGTCGCGGATATTGAACGTAATCCGCCCCGACTTGGTCGTGCCGTTCCCCAGCCAAAGCCCCAAGATGTACGGGTCGATCGGAAGATCGGCATCTGGAAATTGGACTGGCTGAGCGACGGGGATCGCCGGCGGACGACGTTGCCCTACCAACAGGTCCCGCGTCTCAAGGCGCTCCCAGATCCGCTTGGTTGAACGCTGCATCTTGCCGTCCACGTAGCCGTCATAGCGGTATCGCTCCCGGTCGCAGAGGACATCCCACTCGTGGTTGGCATCAGCCACGATCGACGTGCCGTCATCAAAAACGACCCGTTCTCGCTCTCGCGTGGGCCACGGGATCGTCGCCTGAACCTTGACCGGCGTCCCGTCCGGCGCGAACACCTCATCGCCAACCCGAAGGCGCCCATGCGTCGTCCAGCCGCAGGTCGTCAGCATCGGCGTGTCGTCACTCAGAAGCTTTGAGTAGCCCGGCGGCATCACGCAGATCAGGTACGGAAACCGGGCCTGATCCTGCAAGTGCGCGGCGAGCACCTGGTGATGCGGCGCCATGCTGATCCGCCGCTCCCGATCATCGCGATGGGTCAGCCACGCGTACGGCGCGATGTCCGTCGGGCTCAGCCGACGCGCCTGGAGCAGCTTCTGCTCAAGGCTTGGCTGGTCAGCTACGGCCACTAGACGATGCGGTGACCCACTGATCCAGACGCTCGCGTGCCGTGCCGGCCACCTGGTCGGTCAGCCGGTCGATGGTCGCCGACGCGACCGCTGCCTGAGCCTCGATCCCTGCTGCGTCCTGTGTCGGCCTCGGGTTGATGGCCGTGTCGGTCTGTTGGAGTTTGATCAGCGGATCCGACGGATCGCCAACCAGCACCATGACCGTCACCTCGATCGCCATCACCGCCTCCCGTTCATGGCTTCGATGGCCTCCGCGAGCTGCTGGTTGACCGTCAACTGAACCTCTGCCAGCTCGTACATGGTGGCCTGCTTCGTCTTCAGGTCGATGAGGATGTCCGGGCGCAGCAGCTTCAGGTCATCCGGCGTCTTGACGTCCTTGAGCGTCAGCGCGCGGTTGGCTGCGCGCTCCTGGCGTTCCTCCTCGGCCGTCTGGTTGCGTTCCCGTGCGGCACGCAACGCCTCGTAGGTCACTTCGCATCCTCCCGCTGCGGCTTGATGACCTTCGTCTGACGATCCGCCGCGGGCAGGTCGGTCGCCTTGCGGACCCGCCGCGGCGGCTTGGGCTCCGGCGTCGGGGTCTCGGGCCTTAGATCCGGCGTCTGCTCCTGCACTTGGTCTCCCCGGTCGATCAACTCTAGGCGTCCGCGCGGTTGATGACGACCGCACTCATCGAGATCCCCAGCTTCAGCACGCCCGTCTCCATCGCACTCGCCGTGATCGCCGCCGTCGTCGTTTGGAGGTGACCGCCGGTCACCTCGACGTCCCGCAGGTCACCATCCGGGCCGAACGTCACCGTCACCCGCGCCTGCGTTGGGTCGGCGCTCACAACGCCAAACCCTCGATCTGCATCGCGAACCCACGCAGGTTGCTGTTCTGTTTGAGGATCGCGGCCAACTCACCCTCAGCCTCGGCCTTACTCCACGACGCCTCGCCTGGGACGCCGCTCACGATGTGCCGGTCGATCTTGCCATCGACCAGCCGCTCCTCCGTGTAGATGACGTAGTTCTCAGCCATTCGGTCAGTCCTCACGAGAGCCGCTCATGACTTCACGACCTTGATCGGCGGCGGCCAGAACCTCAGATGACCGTGCTTCGCGCCGAGCCACAGGTGCAAGCCTGGGTAGACGTGGCTTTCGCCAGCACGGAAGATCTTGACCCGCTTCCCCTGGTAGACAGGGTCCATCGGCGACGACGCGCCCATCAGAGCGGGCGGGCGATCGTGCGCAGGTCGCTGACCAGCGACTTATCGAGCATGTACCGCCACTTCATGAGGAAGAACCCGAGCCCGTCAAGCCCCCACGGCGACTGGACCGAGCCGGCCGCCTCGGACTCCTTACCGTCCCACGAGTTCGCGCACAGGCAGTAGTCCGGATACTTGCTCAGGTAGCCGCAGGCGAGCACCTCATGCCCACCGAGGATCTGCTCCGTGCGGCCCGGCATCGGGACGATCCCCGTCTTGGTGACCTCGGCCGACTCGAACGACTCGTAGACCGTGAACCCGTAGGTCATGAGCTGGTCGTTCGACAGGACCGCCTTGATCGACGCTTCGGTCTGCGGCACCGTGACGACCTGCTTGGTCAGCTTGTAGGCAACCTCCGCGTCGAGGTACTTGCTTGGCTCCTTAGCCGGATCGAAGTAGCTCTCCGGCGGCGCGCCGTCCTGCTCCATCCCCTTCCAGGTGTACGGCCACGCCGTCTCAAGCGGGATGCCGCCCTTCGCGACCGTGTAGGCGTCGTGACCCTCAGCGCCGGTGTCGCCCTGACCGATCGAGCCCTCGATCTTGCGCTCGCCCCAGTACACGCCGAGCCGGCACAGCGGGCCGGGATCTTCGCCATCGAGATACGCGTCATAGCGGAACTTCTGGGTCGTCGCGTTCGCGGTACATGACCCCATCGCCCACTGATTCCAGATCCACTTCGCGAGGAACTCCCGCGGGTCGACCTGCTGCTTGATGGTGATGCCACCCACGTTCGCGGTTGGCTCCTCGAAACCCCCGAGGGAACGCTTGAAGCCATAGCGGGCGATCTGCCGTTCGGATGGGACGATGATCTCAGGCACTGAAAGTCTCCGTTCTCTGATTCGGGTCAGGCAGCCTTGCGGCGACCCGGGGTTTTAGATCCCGCGGGACTCGCCGTACGGGCCGTACGCGGGTCCCTCTGCGCTTCGCCCTGAGCGTCGCGGTCGCGCTCTAACTCCGCGACGCGCAGCTCCGCGGCATCCGCGCGCTGACGGTCAGCCTCGGCGACCTGCATCAACGCCGCATGATCCTGCTGCAACTCCGCGAAACGCACCGCCTCGGCCTCCGCCGCATCCTGATAGGAGGCCGCCAACGCCAACTGCATCTGGCGTAGACGGTCCGCCATCCCGTCCGCGACCTGGCCGAACTTCTCGCGCATCAGCCGAAACGTCGGCTCGGTCACCTCCTGAAACACCGCCATCCCCCCACCGGGATGCACCGTATGGACGCGGTAGCGCAACGTCCCGTCCTCCGCTCGGGTCGCGCGGATCTCCGGCAGCCCCGTCTCTGGATCCAGCACGATCTCACGAACAGCCATCGCGTTCCCCTCCTACGTCGTAACCGAGTTGTCTTCTTCGGGAAGCAGAACGTCGTCGGACGGCTCGGGGTCGGCCGGCTCGCGGATCACGCCGATCTGCTGGACCTTCCACGCCGTCCCCATCGGCAACTCGCCCATGATCGGACCCGTCCGGACCGTGTCGTTCTGCATCGCCGGCCCCAGACTGTAGGCGTCGGACTGAACGAACGCCGCCAATGTCGGATCGCCGATCGAGACTGTCACCCACACCTGCTCCTCGACGCGCTGGACGGCCGTGACCTCGCCGATCGCCTCGCCCTGGAAGTTCATGCGGACCGGCTTGCCGATCAGCGAAGCGCACATCGCAGCGATCGCCTCCTCGGTCAGATACCACTGCGGTTCCGAAAGGGGATGCGCCCGCGTCGCGAGCAGGCTGGTCACCTCAGGCATGCGTCAGCGGCTTAGATCCGCGGTACGGGGTGTTCGGCTGCGGGGTGAGCTTGCTGCCATGCGCCGGGCAGCGCGGCACCGGATCGTACTCCCCGACGAAGTAGCGAAACTGCCGGCGGGCACCCTTATCATCATCCCGGCATTTTTCGCAGATGAATCCCCGGCGCATCAGCCCTCCCGTGTCCTCGCTTGCCGAGGATCAGCATACCCGCTGGAGTGCTGGATGATGATCTGCCCGCAGGACACGTTGACGACCGTCACATCCACCGGCGCCATGAACACCGCCCCAGGCGCCGCGTAGCCGCCGTACACCGTGCTCTCGCCCGGCGGCGCGCGATTCGGCCGGGGCTCCTCAGCCGTACCCGCCGCGACCTCCGCGAACGTCAGCCGATGACGTTCGATCAGACGTCGCGCCCTGCCGGTCGCCGCGGCCTGCTCAGGCTCGGTGCAGCCGTTCTCGACAGTCATCTCCGCAAGGCTCCGAACCCGGTCAATCGCACGCTGTCGCTCGCTTGGCACCCATGTCATCATCGCAGGGCCAGCGGGCGACGGCTCGCGCCGGGGCACGCGCCCCCGCGTCCCAGCGCCCCATCGCCGCCGTCTGCTGGCATATCGCTTCAGATCACCGGACGAGCCTCCAACTGACCTCGGCGACCCCGGCCTGCTGGATGCCCAGCCATCCGGCGAGATCCTGACCCAGGTCATATCCGCGCGACGGGATGTACGGCCCGGAGTCGTCGCGGACGCCGACGATGCAATGCGACGACCCCGCCGGATAGCAGAACTCGACGCGGGCGCCCATCGGGACGCACAACCCCATCCCGCACGCCGCGAACCCCATCGTCGCATGCACCCCCGACGCGGTCTGGCCGGCGTCGTCATACCACGACACGGCCGTGCTGTGCATCGGGTGATCGCGCCGGTGTCGCCACCTCGACCGGTGCGCCGAGAGCATCCGGTGCAGTTGGGGTCGATGCTGCGTGTTCCACTGGCAGCGGATGTACCAGCCGATCTTGCGGGCCCGGTGCGCTGAGACGCCGCCTAAGCCCCCGTACGCGGCGTCGACGGCCCGCCGGGCCATCCTGATGGTGAAGTGGTGGCTACAGCCCTCCGGGACGTGCTGGAAGCGCTGAGGGGGTTCGTGTTGCGGCACGGCCATAGAGAAGGCGACCATGAAGGTCGCCGCGAGAGACTGCATAGGTTCCTCCTGCGGTTGGTTTCGTTCCTTGGGTCAGCAGACGCGCGGGATCCCTACACCGCTCACCAGGGGCGAGCTACTTCGGGCGCGCGTAGGTGTTGGCCTAGTGGACTTCCTCCTCTCGTTCGGGCTGACGTGCCCGCCGCCGAGCGCGCTTCTGCAACAGATCAGCGATCTGTCGCTCGGCTCGATCATCCGGCGCGTCGATGTTCTCACGACCATGAGCCGCAGCCTCGGCGCCAGACGCGAACAACGCCACCGGGGTCTCGTAGTCAAGGACGGCATCCAACGTCTCGCCGGACAGCTCCCCGGTCATCGCGGCGAGTCGAACCGCGAGCGAGTGATCCATGTCGTGGCACCCTACCCAGCCGGCGCACAGACGGCCGTTCTGCTGATGGCAAAGGAACAGGCCCCGGGACTGCGACCCGGTCTCGCAGTCATAGTGCTCAAGTTGGTCGTACTCCTCCTCATGCCAGACCCCGCTGGGCACGTCACAGCGATAGGGACAGGATCCGCACGGGTTGGCGGCTGGCGCGTGGACCTCGCTGCGTTGCTCGGAACCGGGGTTCATGCCGCGCTCCTTCTGAGCAGGCTCGTCAAATGCCACGCCCCGCAGGTCGCGCACCGGTAGGTGGAGCGTTCCCCACCGCCCTTCGCCCGCAACGTCTCCAAGACCACGAGGGCCTTGTGCTGGGTGCGGTAGCCGACCTTCCGGTAGCCGACCTTCCCCGTGGGGCAGGATCTGCGGTCGGCGCGGTGAGTGATCCGCCGGACCTGCCTGGGGAACGTCTCCGGGCTCTCCATGACGATGGGGCGTGGGGTGGTGCGATATCTCATGCCGCCTCCTGTCGTGAGCTGATCTCAGCCATGAGGTAGCCGCCGATGTGCTCGGTGTACGCCGGCGGGATCGCGTCCGTGAGGCCCTTGCGCTTGGTGACCCATGGCATCCGCATGACCTCGCGCGCCTCCTCAGTTGTCGCCTGACGCGGCCCACGGCGGGTGCCGGGATGCTTGAAGCCCGGCTCGTGGATGCCGTCGCTGGAGCCGTAGACACCGACGACGTCCTCAACGGCCGCGTGCTGACAGTGGAGCGCGGGCACGAACACGTTGGACGCGAACCACCGATGCCGGTAGAGCCGTAGGCCAAACGAGGTGCCGCAGAGCTGGAACCGGTAGATGTCAGTTGGGAAGTCACGTCGAGCGCCGCCGACGTTCTCGACGACCCACGGGATGTCCACGGAGCGAAGCAAGTCAATGGTCGGCACGAGCAGCTTCGGATGGTCTTGCTTGGCAGTCGGCATCACCTTGAGGTTCGAGTACGCCTGACAGGGCGGGGACGCGTGGATCGCGTCGAAGTCCTCCAGGCGCCAGCCTGAGCCGCGCTGTTGGAAGTCATAATCCTGACGCAGGACGCCGAGGGCGTCGGCCTGCTCGAACTCGAACGGGTAGTCCGGTTGGTCGTGAATGTCGACGCCGACCACGTCGAACCCCGCACGGTGGTAGCCCATCGCAGCACCGCCGGCCCCGCAGAACAGATCAAGCAGCCGAGGCCTCATGCGGTGGCGCCGATCAGGTTGAGGGTCGGGATGTCCAACGTGTTCATCGCCCACCCTTCCACGCTTGCTCGTTCAGCCGCTCGATCATGTCGTTGATCTCAAGCCGCACCCGCAAAATCTCTAGTCCCGATGCGGGCTTGCTAGCTAGCTCGGCGTAATCGTGAGGATGCAGGCGATCAAGATCGCGCGCTGACTTGACCTGATGTATGCGCAGCCAATCGGTCATCGCTCGTCCTCAGCGTCAATCGCGCAACAGGCAGCGAACGTCGCCAGCGATCGATCGTGTTCGTCGAGCCGGATGCCTAAATCCAGCTCGACGGACTGAACCACTAGATCCACGCGCATATGGAACTCGGCGTCGTTGAGATAGCGCCACTCGATAGGCACCTTGACTCGCTCGTGGTGCCCAAGACCAGGACCGAAGGCGCCGTCATCCTTGAGTTCCCAGTGACGCGGTTCGCCGCTCTGCTCGGTCATCCGGTCGCCTCCGTGTTCGATCGACACTTGTCATCTCAGAGAGCATGACCGACGCCCTCGCGGTTAGCCCAAAAGTCATCATGCGCCTCACGCAACGCCACGTCAAGGCGAAGCGCCTCGCGGTGGGGATCGCGGCGGTGGCTCTCCGGCGAGCTGGACGTCGGACACCTCGAGGACGACGGGTCGATCTCAAGCGCGCCACCGGCTTCCACCGGCCGGCCGCTCACCGCGGCCTACGACCCTGCTCCAAGTCGCGCCGAGCCGCCAGTATCTGTTCGGCACCGAGGACGCCAAGTCCGCTGGCAACCAGCACGGGCTCATCAGCGCTGAGTGGCGCCCGGAGGGCGCCGACGATGAGGAAGGCGTCAGCCGGCAGTCGCGGCGCGGCCTTCCTCGAGCGTTGGCGGCGCCGCGGCGCCCAGCCGCTCGGCCATCACGTCGCAGAACGTAGCGCTGAGATCGACTCCAA